CTATTAGGATCAGTAATAGTACCATCTGAATTATAAATATTAACTCCACCGCCACCACCTCCTAAAGAGAGTAATCCAGCAGCACTAACTGTAATTGTATTTAAAGGATTTGGATCAATTCTGACTTCTAAATGTGTATTAACAGAGCCAGGAGCCACATCAATATTTAATGTATTTGCACTATATAAATGCAAAACATTATTTATATTATCAACGGTAAATGGTCCTGTTATTATCCCTGCTCCTCCAGCATAGGGAGATGTTCCAGTAGTAACCTGAAAACTAAATGGAGCGGCTCCACCTAACTGAATTATCTTAGTTGAACATCCACAGCACATATTTATATATTTTGATATCTAAATTTATAATTTTTATAGGTAACATCTTTATTTATAGAATTTTTAACAGATTTTCTCCTATAACCATTTTCATGAGCATCTTTAATAGAATTAAAAATAATTTTATTATTATTATTATCAACCCCTTCTATTTTTCCACCTATTCTTCTATTTTTATATTCATTTTGTAAATAATCTAATTCTCCATATTTTAAATAATTTCTAATTCTATATGGAGAAATATTAAGATTAGTTACAGCTTCTGCAATACTTGAAAATTCATAATGAATATTATTATGAATTATATTAACATTTTTCTTAACCTTTTCGGCTCCTAATAATCCATTTTGTTTTAATTTATATAAATAATTAGGATCTTTTAACAAAGTATTTATTTTCTTTTTAGAACCATGGGTAGGATTTTTAGGATTTAATTCTATATTATATAATAGTTGTTCATCAATTACAGAAATATAATAAAATTCTACATCCAATAAATTTTCTTTTTCACATATTTCTAATATTGAAAATTTAAAATTATCACTCCCATATTTATTATAAGAATTCTGTAAAAAATTATTAGTATGTTTATTATTTTTTAAAAGATTAAAATGATCTCGCTTTCTTTTAGTCAAATTAACTGATTTTCCAATATAAATTTTACCATTAATTAAATTTTCTATCTTATATATTCCAGAATTCATACTTAAACTAATTCTACATATAAAATAGTAATAACATCTCCGGGATTATTTGTAGTAACAGTAAATGTTCCTGTTAACCAATCTGGTTCTGCAGTTTTTGATCCCATTGCACTCCAACTTAATGAATCTCCTACAAATAAATTTACTATATTACCAACACCATCTGTTATTGTAGGAGGAGTAATAATAGAATCTACTCTTCTTACTATGACAGTAATAGACTGAATATTATTAGCAGGTCTAATAAAACTCCCAATTCCGTTAATCTGAGTAATTCTTTGTATGGCTTGTACTGCGGTGCCAAAATTATCACACAACCCAACTATTCCTGTAGGTGTATATTGAGCTGATAAATCAGGAAGCCAATCTCCTGTAAATACTATTATATTAGTATTAGGATCATATGTAAAAAATCTTAAAAATTGAGTAAGAATACCCCCATTATTATCACAAAGACAAATTTTATCAGTTATTAAAGACGAGCTATCACATGGTCCATATGTGAAAGGGGATGGATCTGGGACAAGAGCCCCAGTTATGTCAGTATAATATACTTGACCATTTGGTGCACCATCTGCTTTTACAATATGTTGTAAATATTGAATATTAGCTGCACAAATCAATTGTGCATCAGATTCTAAGGTGTCAGAACATCTTGTGGGTTGTGGACCAACATAGGGTGTCCCATCAAGATTATAATAAGATATAGTTGGTACACCAGTTGCAGAATAAGATACTACTGAAATGACAATAACATTACCTGGAGCACAGAGTAATGTATGATCAAATTCAGTTACAGTAGTTCCCTGACCACAGGAAACAACTTTATCACTAATTCTCCGTATTTCAGAGAATAATTTATTTTTATCTTTATCCGTAAATGGCATAAACTCTTATTAAATAAGGACACCTCTTACAAGGGACCATAAAATTAGAAATAATTTTAAAAATATGAAAATAATTACGTATTTTTACAGTAAATAAAGTCGCAAAACTATAGCTATTTATATGAAAAAATATTACAAAGAACCCACAATTCATCAAGTAAAAGCAGGTAAAATACTTCCAATCTACTTAAACTATAAAGATCAGGAAGGTCTTTTAGGATATGCTATGTTAAACTACAAAGTAAAAGGTTCTGGTTTACCTTATGTTAGAGCAGAAATAGGAGGTAATGGTAGTAAAGAAGGTGATACTATTATATGGTCTTGGAGAAGATATAATATTACCTATGTTGACCCCTGGAAATATGATAAAAAAATACCTGAAGAAGAACGTAAAAAATACTTAAACAGAGTAGGATTTACTACAAATTGGAACATATCTTTCTTTGTTATGGTTTCTTCAATCACTGCATCTTAATCATTAGCTTTTTTAGTTGGTAAATTTACTGGTCCAGATGACTTTGGGTAATCAGTTAATACTGTTGCCATAGGCTGAGCTACTGTAAATTTAGTAATAGCTTTAACTGGTAAACCAAGTGGTAATGATAATGGAGATAGTGCACTGGACTGATTAAGCAATTGATTTTTTATATAATCATTTTTATCCTTTAAAGACTTACCTATATTAGTAGCTGGTTTACCAACTGCTTGATTTATATAACCACCATAAGCAGTTTCAAACCAACCTTTTAATGCAGGAACACTTTTTATTACATCTTTTTGTGTTTTAGTGTAACCTTCATATATACCATCTTCAACTACATCAGAACCATCTGTCATTAATCTTATTGGTAACATTATTAATGTAAAATAATCATCTAAACTAGATAAACCAGATAATGGAGATTCCAAATATCTAATAACATCTGCTAAAGACAATCTAGCTTCTTGCTCCATTAATGCTCTAGATAGTACATATGCTGCATATTGTAAAGCAGAATCTTCACCATCATCATCCCCCAATGATAAACCTGCTAAAACATAAGCTGCTGCAAATGTTAATGATAATGAAGCTGACATTAATAGTATTCTTTTAATACCTTCTTGTTCTTGGGGTGTGGATTCAGCATACACTTCTCTAATATATATCCATTTTGCAGGATTCCATATACCAGTGCTTTGTAATGCTCTCCACCATCCAACTTCATTTTCCTGAGTTAAGTAATTAAAATGCTCTCTTTTAACTCCCCTCTCAAACATTTGAAATAACCATCCAGTATGGGTAGTTGTAAATTGTAAAAAAATGTTACTTGCAGCAGCAGCTTTATCTATGTTTAATGGCTGAGAATCTAGCCTGGAAGATAATACTTTTACCTTCGCTATAAATTTATCTATATCTTCTTTCTTTATGTTAGGATCATATACAGCTTTACCTTCATTTATAGTAATATGATCATACATTGTCTTTGCAGATTCATATTCAGCAAAAGTTCTTTTTGGATTTTCTTTGATAAAAGTACTCCATTGATTTTTAGAATACATTTTACCCTCTATAAACCTAAGATCAGATGCAACATTAATCATTGCTTCACCTTTTAGAACTAAATCTGCAGCTCTCCACGCTCCCCAATCTAATAATTTACCAGCACTTCTTAATATTGCATTTTCATTGGTATGTTCAAATAAGAATTCAATGGAATCTAATAATCCCATATCTTGCATTATAACTGCTACTTTAGATTTTTTACTTGGAGAATTAAAATCTAATAACATTTGTGGAGCATTTTTAACAAACTCTTTAAATGCAGAGGTATCTCTATTAACATGTACACCTAATAACTTCTCAATCCAACTTTCAATTTGTCCTGATACATAACCCACCATTACAGAAACCATATTTCCTTTCAAGTTCCTAGATATGATATATTGTCTTAGAGTTTGTAAAATTTTTGTTAATCCTTTATATTTAGTTTCAAATATTTCACCTTGAACATGTCTTCTTTTTAATTGTTCAAATTTATCTGTAAGATAATCTGGTTTACCAGTACCCAATGGTTCCACTCTCTCAGCTCTTCTTACAACTTCTATTATACCATTTAATTCTGGAAGTTTAGCCATGAATTCAGTATAATTATTTGACATCTCTGTAAATAATAATACTGTTCTAAATAAATCAGCACTAATAGCTTCAGGGTGTTTAATTTTAGATATATATTTAATTGCTGGCCTCTCTACAATTTGTTCTGTACCAAATATATCTTCTCTTTCAGCATGTAATGGATCATCTACTTTATCCATAAATGGATCTGTAATCTTATCTCCTATACCCTTAACATTTCCAAATCCTCTATATGCAATATCTGATATTGTTTGTGTTATTTGTGGTAATCTATTCATTATCTCATAACTCATATATCCAGGAACTTTCTCTAGAGCTTTAAGATGTTGTTCTTTTAATAATTGTAGAACTTTAAATGCATCTGGTTGTTCTGTTCTTAGTTTTTCAAAGTTAGGATCTGTATAATCTACTGTACCCTTTTTACCAGAAGATGGTACTGAAAGTTCACCAGTATAATATGTATCTTCAATTAGCTCTCCATCTTCATTTAAATATGTTGAAGTTTTTATATTTTTAGATTTCCAAAACTCAAATTGAGCTTTGTTCATAGAAGATTGCTTTCTCTTTATTATATTAGTTAAATCAGGATGTACCTGAGTATTCTTATTAAACCAATTTCTCCATTGTCTATTGTAATAAGCATGTAAAGCTTTAATATGAACTTGATAAGCAGATAAATTTTCAGAATTTTCAAAACTTGCAGCAGCAAATAATTCATCTCTTAATGCACTGTTTTTTGGTATTTTTATATTAAAACCTTTTGATTTAGAAAATGCTTCTGTTTTTGCAATAATACCAACATAAGCTTCTTCTCTTGCTTTTTCCCATTTTGTAATATTAAAAGGATTTAACCAATAATGACCTTGCATTAAGTCTTTATAATTTACAGATAAATCTTTTATTTTATTCCATAAGTCTACTCCAGTTTCATTAGTTAATCTGTGTATTTTATTTTGTATATCAAATATCATTTTATTAAATATACCAAGAGTATCTTCTTTAGCTCCTTGTGCTGCACCCCATTGATAAGCTAATGCTCCAGTATTAAATAACTTAATAACTTCATCCTGCATTCTATATTTTAACTGAGGATTTATATCTTGATACTCTGCAAATAAGTTTTTTAATTGGGTAGTAGTTTGAGAAACCAAAAATCTTTCAATGTTATCTATTTTATTTACTTTAAGAGTAGATAATGTTTCTTTTAATTTCTTATTATTCTCTGCAGATAATTCTGAAAAAGTAAATCCACCATGATATAAATCATTTAAGGTCTTTATCATTGGTCCATATATAGAAGAAGACTGCACTATTTTAGCATATAATTCTAAGTCAAATACTATTGGTTTATCTGGATCAGGATTTTTAATTCCATCAATTGCCTTCATAACATTATCAATATCTTCTATTGCTCCACCTTCTCCTGTACCATCTGGACCAAAGAAAAACATAAATATACCAGCTTCAAAGTTATGTTTCTTTACTTGAGCATTTAATAAAGCTAAAGATTTATCAATTTTTTCAATCCTTTGTATATTTGCTGCATCTCTAGCATCCATCTTAACAAGATTAATTAATTCTTTTAATTCATCAATTCTTACTTGTTCTAGAGGAGTAGGATTAGGATTAGCTCTTAATGCAGCCAACATATCTATATATTCATTTAACTTCTTTTTTCCTATTAAGTTAACTAATTCAACTGCTCTATTTTTTAATATCTCATCATATAAACCAGTCTTTTCTTCTAAATAACTTTTCTTCCTAGATTTCAAATACTTAATAAGTTTTAAAATTGCTCTCTCTGAAAAGTTAGATTCTGGTACAGTTACATTACCTTCAGTTTTTAATCTTGCAGATAATCCTGTATTAAATGGTTCTGATTTAATATCAGTTACCTTTCTATCTAATAACTGATTTAATTGATCAGTAATTCCATCAGGAGTTATTTCTCTTGTTAATCTTATATTTCTAAAAACTCTTCCTAAAAATAATCTTAAAATTCTTTCTAAAGCTTTTAATATTTTTGTTGTCTTACTTTGTTTGTAAAACTGATCATATATTGTTCTTGCTAATAATTTAGCAATTACTTCTTTATTTATTTTAGTCTGATCTCCTTTATATACTTTATTATAGAGAACAAATACTTCTTCATATGTTTCTGTTTTTTGATAGTCAAGATTTACTCCATCAGAAGATAATGTTAATATATCCTGGATAAGAGGGTTATCCCAAAACATATCCACAATAAAGTGCATTGCTTCTTCAGATAAAGTAGTACCATCTCTTTTATCATTTGCTATATATATTATGTTTTCAAATATATCAGCAACAGATACTACAGATATATCTTTACCTGTTTTCTCTTTATATCTTATTTTGAATTCATCTAGGTTTTTAATAGATACTCCCAGCTTAGATAACATTTCCTTTATAAATTTCTCTAATTTGAAGTTTACAGATTTTCTAGTTTTATCCATTTCTATCTGGAATAACTGTTCATCTGGAGTAGTAGATTCTCTTTCTAATCTTGCTTGAAGATCAAATTCAGCACCAGCTTGTTTCTCTATATTAGGTAAATGTTTAAATATAGACCATGACCCACTACTATTTTGTGAAGGATATACACCAATGAAACCTAACATTTCATTGGTATCTGCTGCACGTTTATTAGCACCAGATCTCTCAAATTGACTATACTCAATATTATAACCAATCTCTTTTACAGCAGCATTAACTTTCCTTTCAGTAGATATTCTAAATGAATTTATATCACAAAGCATTAGCACATTTTTTTAGCATTCTTAATAATAAAAGTTCTTACTTGCTCAGTGAAAGTCTTTTCTTGAAAATTAGCAGTAGATATTATTCTACCATCTGATAATATTATATAATCTGTTTTGTTATAATGTGAGGTTTTAGCTGTTTTTTCTTTACTTTCTTTTTGTACTAAAACTTTATTTTGTATTGTAGTATCAGTTACTTCATTACCATTTTTATAAAACATTTTACCATCTGGTGTAAGTCTAATCTTATATTGATCTACTTCATAAATTACTCCATTTTCTACGGGTGTTTTAGGAGTAATTTCTTTTTTATAATTGTCCTTTTTCCAAATTCCATTATTATTTATATATCCTAACTGAGTTAAATGTTCGTGTACTTCTTTTTCTCCTATATTATAATCTGTAACAATAGGATCTGTTATGAAAGTAACATTTGCTTTAGCAGCTTTTGATATTAATTCTAAATCTGGAGGAACTCTTCCATTTCTATCTCCTTCTGCAGAAATACCTACTACATCTGTAGGTTGGTAATCTGTTACATTAACTGACCAACCTTTTTCTTCAAATTCTTTTTTATAACCTTCTGAAGAAGAATTAGTAGATCCTCTAGCTATTAGTTTATTTATTTTATTATTAAATTTGGTAATATCTTTTTTATCAAAACCTGATTTTATTGCACCTTTAGATGCATATTTCGCAGTAAAACTTGATATAGTTTTTGGAATCTCTAATGAAGATTCTTTTTTAACATAAAATCCATTTACAAGTTCTAATTCATCTTCGGAACTTTCTTGCTGATTAATTATATCATTAATATCAGTAGCACCAAGTTCATCTGCAAAATAACCATCATCTACCATCTCCTTACTTGGACCCATTTCATATTCTTTATCTTTAGTAAAATCCCTATCTTCAACTTTATTTACTTTTAATAGTGGATAAAATACTTCAGTTTCTTTAGTATACACAGAATATAAAAGAGGATTAGATGGTAATATTACCATTTCATATACGTCATTACCATTATATTTATAAAGTATTGGAACTTTCCTATTTAAATAGAAAACTGTAGTATGGATATATTCCAATGGTGTATCACTATTTGCTTTAGTGTATCCACGAGCATTACCTTTTAATTTAATTATATTCTTTACGTGCACTGAAGAAGTTTCTCCAGTAGATATTCTAAAGCTTTCTACAGTATCTGCATCTTTATCTACATCTATATATCTAGTAAGTTCAGGTTTGTTTTGGATTATTAATAATGCTAAATCCCCATCCTCTTCTTCAGTAAAAGATGTAACATCTGCTATCCTATTAAAATAAGTTCTAACCTTTTTACCTTCAACTGTACCTGTTAAGTATTCATACTCAGGTATAAATTGAGAAAAAGAGTTTAATCTAAATGAAAAATCAGATGTAATTAAAGAGTATGTTGCTGAATTTATAGCAAATATAGAATAAGCAGGATCAGCCATTGCTGTTGCCCATTCTGATTTAATCAAAGATGTTGTTCCTTTATCAATTTTATAAGGAGTTATTTTTTGTATAACAGCTTGACCTCTTATGGATCTTATATCTATTAACTTTATTAAGTTAGGATATTTAGCATTAAATACTTTATCTTTTTTAATTTTCTTAAACTCATTATTTACTTGTACTACATTTTCATGTGAGAATTTTAATACATGTTGTGCAATAGCAGTTCTAACAGCATTATGTACAGTCTGTAACTTTTTGACATCAAATCTTTCTAAACCAGTTATTTCTAGAACTTTATCTGTTATAATCTTATAGTTATTAGATAGAAATCCAAATATAGGTTTTAATCCATTTAATTGTTGTACAATCAATGATATATAGGCATCATTAAGTTTTAAATTACTTGGAGTCATTACATATTTGTCATCAACTATATCTATATTTGGTAGAATATTTTCAATACCACTTAAGGATATTTTACCAGTTTCAATTTTCTTATATATATATTCTATATCGCCTACAGATTTTAAGTTATCATATAATGATGGACCAAAGCTATCTTCAGTATCAAATTTACCAGCTCTCATTACTGATCCTAAATCAGTTGAAATATCAAATAATGTACGTAACTTTGATAAAATTACTAAATCTAAATCTCTATTACTATTAGAAAGTGAATCTAATAATGCTTTACTAGATAGATGTTGAGTTTCTAAACTATTAAACCATCCCATAGATTTATTGTCCAAAGTATATGTATCTTGGATATAATTATCAAAATCTCTAGTTGAAGGAAATTTTATTTTACTTAAACCATTAAATAAATTTATTACAGCAGGATTTCTGTATAATGTACAAAGTTCACTAAAAGGTATTCCTAATCTTAATCCAGTAATGAATATAGAAACATTCTGAGCTGTTATACCTAATTGATCTAATAAAGGATTTTTTATATGTTCTGTAGAAGCAAATAGTATTGAGGATATAAATTTAGATATCCTACCAGCTTCTCCTGTTTGTTTTGTTAAACTTTGGTAATGCTCTCCGTCTAAAAAATTAAATGGATTCATAGAACCAAATTTTTGACCTTGAATTGCAAAGTGATGCTTATTATGTGAAGCAGCAATACCAATAATATTACCTCCTACAATAGCCTTTTTTGAATTATAATCTTGATGTAAGGGATCAATTACATCTTCTGGAATATTCTTATCTAATGGATAATCTTTTAATCTTTCAATATTTTCTTTTAATACATCTGAGTTACCACCTTCAAGAAATGATTCAGCATAAGACTCAGTTTTTGTAATTGCTAAAATAATATCCATCATAAGATTATGTCTGGATAATGTATTATCCATACTAGGTTCTATATACCCTAATTCTTCAATCTTAATGAAATTTTTCAATTCATTGAAATCTTGTTTCATATAATCTATTAAGATCCTTTCAGTCTCAGTTTTAGACTGTTCATTCATTAACATCTTATTGAAAAGATCTCTTGCTTCTTCTTCAGAGTATATAACTGGTTCTCCATTTTCTTTTAATAGATTATGTTGTATAGCATAATCATTAATAGACTTTGTAAACATTGAGAAATTACCTTTCTTAATTTTAAAGGCTCTAAACATTACAAACATCTTATCTACGTCAAAGTCTAAACCAGTAATGGTAGTAGCTTCTTTTGGAAGAACAATTGTAGCATCTGTATTTTGTGGAAGAAGATATTTAATTCTTATAGGATACATTGAATATTTATCTTCTGTAGGAATTCTATATCCAAATCCTTCTAATAATTTTTCAAAATCAGGATATTGCTCTTTTAATTTTTTAATATCAATTATGCCATTTTTATCTGCTAATAATAATAAAGCACTATTATGTGCAGGAATTGCTACTTCTACATATTCAATACCAACTGCAACACCATCTTTATAAATTCTCTTTACTTCTAAATCATCAGCATAACCTATAGAAGATCTATTTACAAATGTTCCACCAGGAACAGGTGTAATAATAGCTTTTTTAGTTTCAGCATTTGCTAATTTTTGATTTTCTACTGATGTTAAAGGATAATCAATTGGTACTGCAGGATAACCATCTTCTTGTATTTCATAAGCCATTAATTGATCAACGGACTTATTTCTATTTACAGCTCCTTCACGTAATACTTTAACAAAAGAATCTAAATTTGCAAATTTAGTTTTAAGTGTATCTTTAGAATCTTCAATGTTTGCAATTAATATAGAGTCATGTAATTCTCTAATTTCTGCTGGGGTATAAGTTTTACCATTAACTGTAACATTTTCATTTAAATCTGCTGTTATAGATACCCTAGCTTGAGAACCATATTTCTGTTTATTATTATAATGCTTATCAGTAGGTACAACTTGTTGTCTACCATAATCTGCAGCTGAATGTTCTTCTATTGAAGAATATACTTTCTTAAAATCTAAGTTATTAATATAATCTATAGATAATAACTTTTTCTCATTGATATCTGTTTTAATAACAGATTCAAATACTATTTTATCAAATGCTCTATTTGGATCTCCTGCACCATTCATTAACCATAGCATTTTAGCTAATACAGGTGTCTTATATTTATTAAAATCAGTTGGACTTCCTGGGAATTCAACTTTACCATTCTTAGTTAAAAATGCTTCAGCAGGAATTAAAGGAAATTCAGAACTCTTTTCTTGTAAAGGATATAAAAGATTATCTCTAGTCTCTAAATTATAGTAATAAGGTTTTGTAAATCCAGGAGTTGTTTTTCCATGCTTACCAGCTTTTATCTTTTCATATTCTGCTAAGTCTTCTTTATTTAATTCACCATATGCACTTCTTACTTGTCTATTAAAATCTAAAGTAGTAATACTTTGACCATCTGTTAAGTTATGTCCTTCCCATTTTAAACCTGGAAATATCTGTTTAAATTCAGCTATCTCTTCCTCTGAAGAGTCTTTGAATATATCAGCAACTACTAATTGCCTTATAGTTTTAAGTTTATTATTATCATCAACAATGATTGCATCCTCTTTAGGAGAGTGTAACTCCTTCATCCTCTTTAATAATGAATCTGATATTTTCTTATAATCATATTTACTTTTAGATGATTTATAATTACCATAGAATGCAGGATCACCTGCTAACATAGGTATTAACTGAGTATTATAAAACCAACGGTTTTTATAATACTTTTCAATAGCATGTTTTAAACTCTTTCCTGCAAGAAGATCCTTAGCAACACTATCAGTTGGAGTTAATATTAAATGTTTATCTTTATCTTCTACATATTCTAATACTCCTTCTTTTACTAAAGTATCAGTATATAATTTTATTCTATCTGATATATGATCTTTTAATAAACCTTCAATATAATCATCTAATAAATCAGGATTAGTATTAAATAATGTTTTACTATATTTCTCTAAAAATGGGAATATAACAAAGTGTGTACCATTAATATCAAAGTTTCTATAACCAGTTTTATTTTTTCTACAATATTTAATCCTTTCCATTTCTGCTTTAACTAATGGAACAGTTAATATTTCTACATTTGATCTTGAATTAGCAACTAAATAAGCTCTACTAGTTGCATCAGAAAATGTAGGCAATGGTACTCTAATCCTTTTATCTTCTGCTACCTGAGTAAGATATGCATTAAAATCATGTGTTAATAAATCTGAAAATAAATATTCTTTATATTCTACTCCATCACCTCTTCCAGCTTCTTTAAATCCTAAATCATATTGAATATTAAACTTATCTCTAAACTGTTGTCCAGTAAGACTATTATAAAGTGAAATACCTTCATGAATTAAAGAACCTTGTGCTCTATTATATAACTCTTGAGAATTAACTTTTAGTTTAGCAAAGAATTTAGAAACAAAGTTATTTGCTTGATGTATATATTCATTTTCATTTTTAACAGTTAATACTGTCATTGTATATTTAGAAGGTAATTTAGCAACTAAATTTGCCATCTTTCTTGATATCTTATTTAACTCATTGTCTCTTGATCTAAAAGGATGAAAATCTTTATCATCAATATTTTTAACTAGAAAATTAAAGAAGGTTTGTATATCATGTGCATTTTCTGAAAATAGATAACTAGCTTCATCTTCAGTTATATCAAATCCAAAATTAGTTAATAATGGATATATATCTTTTTCAGAAAGTTTACCATCTTTTACTATATCTTTTAGCTTTTTTAATTCTGCTACATCTGCTTCTCCACTATCAAATTTCTCAGATAATAGTCCTATTAATTCATTAGCAACATTTCTTTTACCTGCTTCAAAAAATTTAGAGCTGCCCTTTTTTCTTGTTTCAGAAATAAAGTTAATATTTCTCATACCTCCAGTCTTGGCGTATAAGACCCTAAATAATTCAGACTCTGACGGATTATCTGTAAATGTAGCTTTGATATGTTCATTTACATGATCAGCCCAATCAAATTTAGTAGCTAAATCTTGAAGCTTCTCCCAGAACATTTCTGGAGTAGGATTATCAGATAATCCCTGTAATAATTTATTATATACTTGTTCAAAATCATGTCTTTTCTCAATACCAAAATCTTCATTTATAACCTCTTGGTATTGTCCATTAACTTTTTTTCTAATAGGGATTCTATGTAAATACTCTTTTAGTTTACCCTTTATATTCTGTGTTGGGTTTACATTTGTCTCTCTAATTAGATTTACTTTTTCCCCATCTTCTTCTGCTTCCTCCATATAATAATGAGTATCATATAGAGTATTTATATCTTGTAAGATATACTTTAAGAATTCTACTTTATTAGACTTTAATGTTTCAACAATCTTTGCACCAACTTCTGGATTACCAAATTCTTTAAAATGATTTTCAACTAACTTATCAAGTTTATCAATAAAATCTTGTAAGAATTCATTTCTTTTAGTCTTTGTTAAATCATTTAAGAAGCCATATTTAGATTTAATCTCTCCATTTACTACAGTAGCTTCATATTTCCATAAAGCTTGTTCTAGAGTATCTGTAGCAATAAATCTAGAATATCTTTTAACTTCTATTGGATTTAAAGTATCTATTTTAAACTTAGGAGTATATTGAGATACTTTCTGATGAGATAATAATCTTTTATTAAATGTTTTTTTATTAAAAGTATTCTTCTCTAATTGATAAAATATATCTTGTATTGAAAGTTTATCTATAAAATATGGTTTTAATCTCCTATATACATCATATATAAATTTATAAAGCTCATCAAAGAACTCAGCAATTTTAGGATATGACTTTTTAAATTCAGAAGATGCAATACCAATATTTTCAACAGAAAAGTCTTCAAACATTTCTGCTAATTTTTCTTCTAATCTTACTAGAGGATTTTGTTTTTGATAAAAAGAATTCTGTTCTGTTTTTAATCTAATAGAATTAAGATCTCTAGTTTGATCTATAATCAATTCATTCCAAGTATTACCATATTCATCAGTAATCTGAGATACTTTAGGTTTGCTACTTTCTTTTACAAACTCTTTAAATCCTTCTATATCTTGTTTAGAACCTAATATGTGGATTTGTTCTGGTTCAAAAGCTATTAATTCAAGAATTTGATTTTCTTTAACACCTTGATTAATTATACTATCATGGTTATTTTTAGCATCTTTAAGATACTCTTTATAATTGAAAGCTCTTTCCCCAAATGGGGCATACTTAGGATTTTTAAAATTTATAACTGCACTAAATACTTGTGAATGTTGCCCACCTAAATTATAAGCATTTTTTAAATAAGGTGTCAGAAAAAAACCTTCTTCATCAGTAATTTTATTTATTTTTTCTATTTTATCATTGCTTCCATGATAAACAATATCTTTCACTTTACTATGAGGAAATATAGTATCAAGGTATTGTGAGTATAGTTGTTTATTACCTATTTTAGAAAGGTCTTTATTTTCTTCAAATAAATTATCCACACCATTTTTAATAGGTGTATTACTGTAATCTTGTACTTTACCATAAGTTTTATTAAGAATATTAGTTACAGTATTTTCATAAAAATTATAAATAGGTTTTAAAGCACCAAAACCTTCAGTTTCTACTCTTTCAAGTTCTTGTTTAAGTTGGTTTATTTCATTTTTATCTGATTCAATGTTACTTTTTTGAGCTTGATTAAAATAACTACCATTTTCATAATTAGCAAATTCAATAGCTTCTTCTTCAGTTTTAAATTCTTGAGTAGCTTCCTGTCCTTGCCAATCTGTATACTTAACTAAATATTTCTCTATTACAACTTTATTATTTTTAATTCTATTTTCAAGTTCTTTAATTCTATCTTCTTTCTGCTTCTTAAACTCTTCTAAAGTAGAATGTCCTTCAACTTTACTAGCCGTATTACCAGTAGGAAACAATACTGTTTCATATCCTTTCTTAGCACTATCTTGAATAATAGATTTAACAAAGAATTTTACCCAGTTATTATCTTTGTTTAGCAGTTGAAGAAATTGGTTTTCATTACTTTGAGGTTTATTAGCGATATACTCATCTTTAATCTGTTCAAACTCACTTCTATTTAAAGTTTTACCTCTACCATTTTCAGTTATGTAATAAGTATTTTTAAGTACATTAAAACTAATTTTTTTACCTCTGTATTCAAAATTTCCAATAGTTCCTAATTCAATATTAGTTCCAATAGTTAAATCATCTTTATACCTACCTTTTTGAAATAAATCAGATTGTACTTCTAGTATTCTACGAGTTTTAGGTAAATTATTTATATAAGATTCTGCTTCTTTTTTTGTAGTATATTCACCTAATAGTTTATTAGTATTTCTTTCTCTAAGATAGAATTTATTATTGTATTCAAATATCTGTTGCCCTCCAATATATCGAGTTGGGAATACACTATCATCTTTTGTAAAATTATAATAAGTGTATAATGAATTATGTTTATGTATATTATTTGGGATAAACTTGTCATCACTTCTAAACCATCCTATACCTTTATCTGTACTAAACTGAGCATGACCTTTAATAGAAGGAGTAATAGCTGGTGTAGCTATTTCATTCTCTGTATAATTAGTACCTCCTGGTACTGTTAGATTAGAATAATGTTGAGTCGGTGTTTCTACTCTATTATTATATTCAAATAAAGCATCTCTATATTCTTTTTCAGTTATTTCACTATTATTTTTAGTAAATATCTCTTTATCTCCTACTCCAAAAATATCTTCATCTGTTGTTCTGTCATAAATATCTTCATTAATACTAAATCCATTTACAGATTTAATTTCTTTAGTCATTGAAGATATTTTTTTAGCAGTATTAATCTCAATAGCATAACCATATTTACTATTAAAATCTAATAACTTTTCTTCTACTGTTTTACCTTCAGATTCTTTTAATAAAATAATTTGTTCTTGTGGTATACCTAAACCTTGTATTTTATTCCATAATAAATCTTTATTAATAGATTTATCAGATTCCCATTTTTGTATTTTAGATAAATTACTAACTACTATATCAATAGCTTTTAAAGTATAATCAACTTCATTTAAATTTCCTTGTTTAAATTTAGCAGTGTTAGTTGTAGGTTTATTTAACCATTCTTCAAATTCCTCTTTAGTAATATCTAATTCTTTTCCAAATTTATCATAAGCTTCTGTTAATACTACTTTTTGTTGTTCAGGAGTTAAGTATATATTGAAGAGTATATGAAATGCTTCATGTTTTTGAACCTTAGTTCCAGCATTTTCATTTAAAAATAATACTGCATCATGGAATGCTCCCCATACTGTACCAGTATTGGCACCAAATATTTCAGCTAATTTATTTAATTCTTTATTTGAAACTACAATCCCAAGATTAGCAAACCTATCTTTGATATAAGATAAGTCTTTAGTTTTTTGTTCTTTTTCAGAAGTCTCTGTTACTTTAAATCTAACAGGTTTTGCTCTAGAATTAACTCTAGTACCAGAATCTATTTGTGCATTTGATAAACTTTCTATATCATTATCAAATACTAACTGATTATCTTGTGTTGAATTTACATCAAGATCTGTTAATAATACATCTGGGTTTTCTTCTATAAAATCTTTAACATTATTATGTGGTACATTAACTCTATGATCTTCTATTAATTCAACTAATTCTTCTGCAGTTAAACCCTTATATGTTTTACCATCTTTTTTAGTAAGAAAACCTTTTGGTTTACCCGGAGATGATTCAAAGAAATATGTAAATACTGGACCAACACCTTTTCTTGGATTAGTCATACCAGCCTTTATACCTTTGCTAACATTTACAGAATCAAATTTAGAATCTGGTGTTCTAAGTCTTACAATGTCTGTAACTTTTTCCCAAGCTTTTTTAGATGTTTCTTTAGCAGATTTTTCATCTTTTTGAGCTTCTACATTTTTTAATATATCTAATATATTATTCTTAATTTTAGGAACTTCAGAAACTTTTTTAGTTTCTAACTCTACTGCTATATTTTTTTCATTACCAGACTTATCCCAAGACTTTAGGAACATGAATACTTTACCCATCATTCTTGGTACAAAACTTTTAATTGCACCTTTTCCAGCTGGGCTATATGTATCTCCAACATTCTTATTAGATGAAAATCTAGGTACTGTACCTTCCCACTCTGCTATTACGACATCAAATTCATTATTAGATTCTTCTTTAGTTAACCCTCTTAGGTTCCCTATATTTAAAGAAGCTTTTCTTATTACTGATTTTAATTTTATAGGAGTTATAGTAGAAATTCCAGTAAAAAGCTTTTCTCTTAGTTTAGCTATCTCTGTTGCTTCATCAATATTTAATGCAGGATTAGTAGATGCTCTAACAACTCCAGCAGTATGTTTCTTAGATCCTTCAGTTTCTTTTGTAACTATTTTACCATTTTTAGAATAAAATACTATATTGATTTCAAAATCATCTTTAGTTTTAGATCTAGTGTAATCTGTTTCATAATAAAATTGATCTCCAGGCTCTGCTGTAGATAAAATTTTATTTGTTTCAACTAAGTTACTTTCATAGAAAGCCGATGGTTGTGATACTATTCTAAAAGTAGATCCAGGAGGAACTTTAAAATGATCACAAAGTATATCTTGTTTAGAAGAAGACCACATACCATCTATAGCATCAGTACCAAACAATATGGCTTTACTTATGGTATGTAAGGATTTCTTACCATCTGGAGTTATAGACTCAACTTGTACTAAATTATGATTACTAGCTTGTGCACCTACAGATGTATCTATAAATAAAGGAGTTATAACAGAAGGTCCTTGTTCAAATAAAACTTCAGACTTACCTTTCTTTAATATTATCTCATCTGCAATACCATTTTCAATAGCTGATAATGCTTGATCTTCTGAATAACCTAAATCTAATAGCTGTTGTATTCTAGGATCCTTTTTAACAAAAAGAGTATTTACATCTTCTATTAATTTATCTTTAGCAGCTTTAGTAATCTTATTATTTTTAAAAGCATCTTCTATATAACCAATAGCTTCTTCTTTGGTGACTTTACCTTCTTTATGTAGAGATACTAATTTATCTTTTAATATTTTAGCATTCTTTCTCTTATCCTCTTTTGTCTTACTTATAGGTTTGTTATCAATACTATCTTGTAATAATGGATCAGCAATATTATGTTCTAATGCTGAAAGAGAACTATATGAATCTAGATTTCCACCAGCTAATATATGTTGACCTAAGAATTTAAACTTAGGATTTGGTTTAAAAGTATGATTAGGATTATCTCTTAATGTTTCATAATTCTTAATCTCTTCTTGTAATCCTTCTTCATTTTCTAATCTAGTTTTAAAATTAGAAAATAGATTATCTGTTTCATGTTCCTTTAATAGATTATTTTCTTCTCCGTATCTTCCAACTAAATCTTGAGCAGACTTAATCTCTTTTTGATTTGATTTTTGTTTTTCTATTCTAGAATTATAATGATCAGATATTTCTTTACTCAAATGAGGATGACTTCTAATTTTTTCTTGATATTCCTTTTTAGAATTAAGAGTATCAAGAGAATTTAAAGTATTCTTTTTAGCTTCTTCTTGTAATATATCTACTGCTCCTTCTGGATTATCAGAATCTATGATAATTTCTTCTGGAGATTTACCTTCTTGTAAACCTTGATTAACTTCTATTTTTTGCTCTTCAGCTTTAGTTTCTTTTTGAGAAGTTTTTTTATCTTTTTTAGCACCTTTGAAAATATCAATATAAGCACTTTCTAAATTCTCTTTGAATTTAGTTACTGCTTCAATCTTTGTTGTAAGATCTTCTTTTTCTAATTTTTGAAGTGGAGATAATTTTTCAGGAAGACTCTCTAATTTAGAATTATATTTAGATAATTCATTATTAATCATTTTTTGTTGAGAGAGATTATAATAAACATTTTCTTTAAACCCTGCACTTTGTTTTGCTAATAGAGGATTAAAGTATGTTTCATTATATGCATCTTCTGAAAATTTTACAGCATTGCTTCTAAAATCTTTATATTCTTCAAAAGAATAATGTTCTTTTAGTTTATTATCTTTATAAGCATCTTTAGTAAATGCTTGATCTATTGCATTTTTAATATTGTCTATATCTTTTCCAGATGCAAGAGAATCATGTATAATTTTAGATATCTTACTTCCTTGTATCATCTTTACTGCCTCACCATTATCTTGTTTAGCAGCAAGATATTCTAACTCAGCTAAATATCTTTCATTTTGTAAACCATTAAGATGTGACTGTAATTTAGAACCATTTATTTTTATCTTTCCATTATCATCTATGAAATTACCATCAGCATCTCTCTCATATATGTCTGAAAAACTATTAGCTAGTACAGAGTTTACTTCTTTAGCTAAAGGTTTTTCAACTTTATAATAATCATATGTAGATTTAGCAGCACCAGGAGCTCCAAATGCTCCTCCCATTAATCCACCCATTACTACGCTATCATAGAATTCTGAACTAGCATTTACTAAACCTTTATAAGCAGAGTTTAATGCTCCACCCATTGCTCCAGAAAAGTTATCTATAAGACCAACTTTATTTGGATCATATTCTTCAGTTTCATATCTTTTAGCATTATCTTGAATACCAAATTGTAATCCTTCTTGAAGACCTTCTGGTACAGCAGTCGCTGCTGCATTGTAAATAAATCTTTTTAAACCCGTAGCAGATAATAGTTTTCCACCAATTCCTAATAACTCTAAAGCATTGGATGCCATTAATATTGGCATATTAGTAGCGGCAACCTCTGCAGCATAATCAGAAGCCATTACTCTAGCTTCTTCTTCTGTCATACCCTTTTTTATACCGTGCTCATATGCTGCTTTAAATGTTTCAGCACCTTCTGCACCTGCTTCTAATGCTCCATTTAAAGTTGCACCAACTCCAAGTTGAGCTAACACTTTAGTACCCTTTTCTCCTAAACCTAATGCCTTAGCTCCTTTTACAGCAGCACCAGCAGCTTTACCTGCAACAACACCTGGAACAAAAAAGGATAATGAATTACCAACAGTTTCTAAACCATTGTCTTTCCAGAATTCAGAATGAAAAACTTTTGATAAAGATTTACCTAATGCATTAAGGCTATCCCCACCTTCTTCTGCTATTTTCTGATCTTCTAATAATTTTTTATATTGATCAGAATATTGACTGGGATCAATATTAGTATTATAGGCTTCTGTTAATTTTTTAGTTAAAGGATTATCTTGATAATCAAATACTTTATCTAAACTAGTATCTCCAGAAGTAATTAATTCCTGAAGATCTTTTAATAATCCAACAGTACGAAATCCTGCTTTAGCTATTCCATTTGCAAAGGCCCCACCTAATTCTATTAAATTATTCTGCGCACCTTCTAAATCAGAACTAGAATCTACATCTTCATATTTAATTAAATGATCTTCACCTAAAGTATCTCTTACAGATATTGCATAAGTATTGTCATATTTACCAAAAAGTCCATTATATTTTTGTATACCAGCTTGTGCAACTTCTCCTTTACCCCCATTTTGTTTATAAAGGTTTTTAACTAATTCATCTGTAAATTTTGATTGATCTACATCTGTATCAAAGGATATTAAAGATGATACTGGAGCAGATGCATTTCCTTTATTTGTTGCTAATGTTTGTCCACCTGATTCTAAATATTTCCTACCTTTCTGATACATTGTATCTAAAGTCTCTTCAGAACCAAATTTTGAAGTACCAGTTAATAGATATTTTTTAGCACCATCATAACCTTCATGATGTTCTGTATACATCAATTCCCAATCACTTAATCCTAATCCTCTTTCTTCATTTATCTTTTGAAGTTCTGGAAGATGTTGTTGATATTGATCAATTAAATGAGACATATATTTATCCTGAGCATAAGAATCAGAATAAAATTCATCTCTATTTTTTGTACCAGTTATTCTAGATACATCACCATTTTTGTTATGACTCTGATATCTTACTTGATAAGCACCTACTGCACCTTGTCCTCCTCCATCTGGATTATATGCTTGATAATTATTATCACTTTCTAATGCAGCAACATAGTCATGTAAAGGTGTTCTAATATTGGCACCTAAATCTTTTTCAAATTGTGAATAATCAACATTTTTATTTTGTAACCCTAATTTATCATAAACAGCTTTTTGCATAGCTGGGTTACCCTCTATGTCAGTTCTAAATTTATCATAATCTACAGTTCCATTTAAGCCAAGTTTTTCATACAAGGCTTTTACCATTTCTTCATTCATTAAATTCTATTTTACATAGTCTGGAACATAATTTCTTTGTTTGGGAACAACATTTGGAGCTCCAGATTTTGAACTTGCTTTGTTGTTTGTTTTGTTTGTTGATACTCCACCTTGAGTATCTGGAATTGGTACATATAATATACCATCTTTATGGAAAGAACCTGGAACTTTTGTAGTATCAAAATCAGATACATCTAAATCAAGCCAAAGTAGACCTTCATCTACATAAGCCCAATTAGTCATATCATGTAATAACTTCTTACTATCCTCACTATCAGTATGAGAAAACATCATATAAGGAGTATCTATACCTGTTGCTGGGTTTTGTGTTACAACAAAACTAGCTGAGTCTTTATATTTCTTTTTAAATTCAGAATCATTTTGTACCCATGTACCACCAATTCTAGCAGCATTTACTTCAGTACCATCTTTTGTTGTTGCAACATTATTAGTACCTCCATTAACATTTCTATAACCATAATTAGTTACAGAACTATTAGTACTTTTAAACTCTGGATAAGTAATATTTTCATTACCTGGTTTCTTAACATAATCTAAGTAACTTCTATAATCTGCAGTAAACTCATCTTTAGAAGTAGAGAATAAATTATTAAACTCTTTATTATTTTTAATAGATCTGAAAAAATCTTCTAGTTGCTCTGGCTTTAAAGATTTTATTACTGCATCTAAATCACTAAGATCTTGTTCTAATACTTTTATACCTGCTGGTAATGCCATATTAATTGCTGAAGCAGCAGTTGACCACTGACTAATATTTTTAAGTTTTAAACCAACATTCTCAAAACTTAGTTGTGCAGTTTTTGCGGCATCTAATTTAGCACTTTCTATTTCGTTATTAGTTTTAGCAATTTTTAATTCTACATCTTGCCTTACAATTTCTGCTCTAATATCTTGATCTTGTTTAGGAGTTAATTGATCATTTGGAATTTGTATTTTTAATCTCTCTTTGGCTGCATTATATAAACCTTCTCTTAATTGCTCTTTAGTTTTTATTTCTTCACTTAACTCATTCATTTTTACTTTTTCATAGTCAAGTTTTGATTGATCTATTTGTTTTTTCTTTTCAACATGTTCTTTCAAACCTTCTGGAGATATCATTTTTTCAATACCCATACCTGCAGGAGTTATTGATGTCTGTGAAACAGTAGGATCACCATTTGCAAATCTTCCTAATCTATTACTCCATTCTTCCATTTTCTGTCCAAATTCTGTATCTAATACATCTGCTGCATTTGGAATTAAATCTAAATATTTTTCATATACATCAGTATGTTGTTTAACAGCTTCATCATAAATTTTTCTCCTTCTCAATGCCGGATTCATTTTTCCAGATGCTATTACGTAATTACTTATATATTCTGCTGTTGCATTAGGATCTTTCATAGCTCTAGCCATTAAAGCAGGATCATTTAATTCTCCTAATATAGATTCCATTTCTGCTTGATCACCAGGTAATACTCCCCATTGAGAAGATTTATCTGCAAACTCAGATATAATTTTTAAATTGTTTATTTTTTCTTGAGCTTTTAATCTTTCTTCTCTATCTTTTTCAATCTTTATTCTTTCATTATTAAATTCAACATTTTTCAATTGGGAATATGTTTGCACTCCTGCGTCAATTGGCATTGATGCAGTTTGTATAACAGATCCTAAATCAACTCTTGGTTGTTGTGGAATTTCTATATTAAATACTTGAGGAACACCCCCTCCTAATTGAAATTTCTTTATCATTATCCATTTTGACTATAATCATAATAATAATTTCCAGATGCACCATCATCTTGTATAAATGGATCAATTGTTGGAGCAGTCATCTGTTGTTGCCTACGCATACCATATGGATCTAAGTATGTATTAGGTTGTCTACTAAAAGCAGCATTAGCTAATGGTTTTAATGCATCACCTAATTGTGAAAACATGTGTGCTTGCATATAACCATTGTTAGTTAAGAAATTAGCTTGTTGATTTCTAGCACCCATCTTTGCTGCTAAACTTTGATTTTCTAAATCTCTTAAACCTTGTTCTCTTCCCTGATAAGATTGATTTACTCCTTGAAATAATCCTGAGTTTAATCTATTTCCATTTAATCTTACTAAATTTTTACCATACTGTTGATCTCTTAATAAAGCTTCATCATAAGCAGATAATGTTTTTGATCTATCCAACAATGTATTTCTATAAGAATCATTTAATCTTAATGATTGTTGTGAAGCATTATTTAAAGCATTAGCATGCATTGAACTAGCATAATTCCCAGCCTGGTTAGGAGACAAACCTAAATTACCAGCATTTCTATAAAAAGAATTAGTACTCTGATTTGCCATATTCATAGTATTAGCTTTATCAGAATCAATATTATTTAATACATCTTGATATGTACTATTAGTTCTTTGTATTGGATCTGTAAGATTTAAATAATCATAAGAAGGATCTTGAGTTAAATAATTACCCATAGTAGATGCATAACCCATATTAGCTGAGTTATTTAAAGAATTAGTATTATAAGATTTTAACTCATTTATTTCTTTTAATGTTTGTTTATAATCTCTCTTTGCTCTACGTCTATCACCTATACTTTGAAATACATTAAATAATTTAAATGGTACATCAGCTAATGCTCCTGCAGCTGCACCAACTAAACCTTCTAATTGATATTTAGGAATTTCACCTCCATATCTAAAACCTCTTGGTATATATGATGTTGATTGCATTGCTGGTTGAAAAAATTGCATATAATTTGTTGGAGAAACAGCTTGTGCAGATTGCATAACTTTTGGAGCTACATTAGAACTAGCATTTAGTATTTGAGATGCTAGTGGTAAATTTCCTTGCGCCATAGCTTGCATATATGTTGGCATTAATTTTGGCCCCATTTTCAAAGCAAGATTACTCATCACCTGACCATAAGGTATGGCACTTGATAAACCTGCTAAACCAACATCAATTCCCATCATTGGTCCAGGATCACCATTTCCAGACATATTTTGATCTGTTACTTGAAAATTTAAGGATGATGGATTTGTAGAATTATATTGTAAGTTATTTGGTTGACTATATTGTCCTAAACTATTCCAAGCATTAAATTGTGCCATTGGATCAGCAGTAGGTAATGTTGTACCAGGGTTTTCTACTTTCCTCTTAGTAGCAGGAGAAGATTTATATTTATAATTATCATATCTTCCTGAAGATAATCTTTTTTCTACTTCTACAATACCTGCTTGATTTAAATCTTTCCAAGAACCTTGACCTCTCTTTCTTGTTTTCCATAGACCATCTTGTAACATGTACTCATATGGATCACCTTTTTCTGAGATAGGTTTATTTAATTGTTGTTTTCTATGAGTAAGATGGTCTTCATTTAATTGTTGTACTAATTCTGAAAGAGGTAACATTCCTGCTACCTGACCCATTATCTCTGCTCCATATTGATATTTAGGATAACCTCCATATCTAAATTGTTGTATAGTTTTTGGTTTCTTCTCTTCTGAAATAAATTTTAATACTTCTAAATAAGGTAATCTTGATTCTTTATTTTCATTAGAAGCTAATGTTGTAAATGCATCAAATTCTCTATCTGATACAGGGTATTTCTGAGATAATACTTTTGCATACTCAGATGGGGTAAATGGCTTATTCATAATGTCTGTAAACTTTACTTCTTTGGGAACTGATGTATTTGGTTTTTGTTCTGAATAATATGCTTCTCCATATCCTAATGTGAAATCTAAATCCATTCCTTTAAATTTCTTTCTAGGATCAATTGTCATTTTTTTATCTCTAGAAAAAACATAGGCACCTTGAGGAAGTATATCTGTAACTTCATCATCATCCATATTCTTATGGAGTTTCTTAGCTTTCACTGGAGTTATATCTCCATTAAGATGGGCAATGTATTCTCCAACTTCTGTTTGTATTGGATTCCATTCTTCACCACCTTCTTGCATTTTAGTTACTTTACATTTCATTGTACTTCTACTTTATAACCTTGTTTTCTTAATTCCATTATTTGCTCTAAACTTAAATCCATTTCTTCTGAATAACCACCTTTATTCTTCATAGGTATTTCTAAAACTTTAGATGCTCCTGGAAATTTATAACTATTTCCTGGTAACATAACTTTAGATTGACCATTATCTGCAACACCCATCAAAGCAAAGGGTGTATTCTGAAGAGAAATATTATTTGATGGAATTACGTTATATGGATTATTAAATGTTTGATAACCAGGAGTATACCCTGTCAAATTCGTAAATCCCCCACTTTGAAAACTAGATACAAGAGTATTATCTCTTCTTTGTATTTTAGATGTATCTACATAAGGAGTATTAACTCTACTTGTATCATTTAATGCTTGTTCTGCTAAATGTGTTCTATGATAAAGATGATTACCATGTGCACCCTTATTTAATACTTTAGCTAAAGCAGAAGTTTCTTGACCAAGGGTTTTACCAGCAATTGCTGTTAAAAAATTTAATCCTGCACCTGAAGTATTACCTTCTCCCATATTCATACCAGCAAGTAAAGCTGCAGGAAACCTTCCTAAAAATGGTATAGCACTAGCTGCATCTAAATATGGTTCTATTTTCTTTATTTGGTTCTTACCAAAATTTGAAGCTCTCTGAGCTCTCTCTAATCTCTCTCTTATTAACCTATCTTTTTCAGATTCAGGTTTTGTTAAGTAATTAATACCTTGAGATTCTGGTGGAGCATAACCTCCATCTTGATAATTAAACCCGTGAAAACCTGATTCAGGATTTAGATTATCTTTTGATTTATTTTTATAAGCTTCTTCTCCTTTATTACCCATCATTAATGCACCAATTGGACCAATGAATTTCATTGCATTTTGAGCATTAGATGCATAGTTTTGCTGATCTTCTTCCCACTTCTTTTTAGCTGCTTGTAATTGAGTATCCCTCATATTGTTATATGACATCTGAGGATTAATCTGTCCCATATTCCCAGAACCTACTCCATTATATCCAAAACCAGTATTGTTATTAGTTTGTTTTCCCCAAGATGGACTATAACCTCCTCCTCCAGTATATACTGATCCAGGCTTTGCACCTGAATAATTATTTGATGGACTATAAGAAGTAGTTGTTGGAGCATTACCATATTTAGTTGTAAAATCTGTATTAAACTTTGATTCATCAAATTGTCCTGAAGCATTAACCTGGAATTGTAGTTCCAAATCTCTCATGGTGTTTAACCACTTATCTGTAAATGGGGCATCAGACTGTAATAGAGTATTATAAGTATATGAAGGATCTGAAGGATCCACAGGTGTGTTTCCCCAGTTGTTACTCCAACCTCCCCATTGATATTTTTTTAGTGCCATTATTGAGATTCTTTCTGCATATATGTATATACAGACTTGATATATAACTTCAAATCTGCAAATTTATCAAAAATTATACGGTATGTCAAATAATTATCAAAAAGTTGTCTATTATTATACGCCTGTACTGAAAATGCTTGATTATAATCAACGTTTGTAGGTTCAGCGTTGTATAAACAACTACAGTTATTTGTAACTATTGGTAACTCTGAATTTGATGTAAAATCATAGACTTCATTTATTCTCCACTGATTACCTTCCCATACCATATCTAATACCCCAGGAGTTTTCTGTAGTTTATCTCTCATATTTTCTCCAGATAACACTGGTTTTAAATCTAAGTAACCAGTTGTTTGGTGAGAATTTCTTATCCAAACTTTAGAAAAACCTTCTCTTTTAAACAATGTAGGCTTATCTCCTTCATGGCATTGCCTAGCCTCTGTATTAAAAATTGTACTCTTATACTCAAAAGCAGCTATTTCTGTCTCAGGTTTCCTAGTAGAAAACTCTAATACACAAGGATAGTATTTACCATAGTATGTCTGATAATTACATTTTGCAGTATGTGAATGAATCTTATTATCATATATAGAGTATAAAGTCTCTCTATCAAAAAGATAAAATTGTGGTTGGTATGAGTGAAATGAAATCCATTGCTTACTAAATAAATCATAGGATACTGTATAAGCACCACATCCTGGTTCTGCTTTAGTAAATAGTAATCTATTAAATCTATAATCTATACCAAAATTAAAATAATTAGTTCCTTGTACCATTTCATCTCTACAGTCATCTGTAGAACAAAAAGCTAAGTTATCTTTAAAGAAGTTATTCATATTGGACATTGTTATGTCCTGTAATCCATCAGTAAACTGATAAATTTTCTTACCGTCATAGTCTACAAAGAAGTAACCAAATGCAGTAGATATAGCTGAGTTTGGATCTTGTAATCCACCATAACCTTCAATAATACCATACATCATATTTTGAGGATCTTTAAACATATCCCCTGAACCCATTATAAGTGTTCCAATATTAGATGGTATTGCTACATTTTGATATTGTAATTTCCATATAGAATCTGTAGTGTGAGCATAGAACTCATTATTTCTTATAAATAACTTTTTAAGTAAACCTGAATCTGCAGGAATATTTAAATAGTTGTTTCCATTAAAGTTCTTATATGCATCAATTGAAGATGTTATAATCTGTTTATTAGAATAATATATTTCATTGGTTGTAAATGAATCACAATCTGAGCAATCACATGTATTATATGGATCTGGCATTGGATAAAAAGGATATATATCATTTACTTTAGAATAATCAAAATTATATCTATGATAATTATCTTCAAAGTTAACAATATTAGAATCCTCTTGGCCACCTTCTGAATCAGTTTTACATTCATCTATACCAACAAGTTTATCTAAGAAATCACCAGTAAATAGTACTTGAGCTAATACATACCATATTGCTACTAACATTGGTGTCTGTACTAATTTACCAATAAAATCTGTACCTGAATCTATATCAAATATAGTTGCTACTCCTAACATTGGTAGAAGTAGATTAATAAGAGTTTTTATCAAAGTCTTCTTAGTTATAGACCACTTTGATGGTTGCTCAATTTTATGATAAAATCTATTAATAAAAGATTCTTCCCAGGGATGTTTCTCTGGAGCATGTGAATCTATAAATTTTGTATGTAATTTAGGGTAATAGTATTCTCCTAATTCAGGATCTCCTGTAGCTCTTAACCAAGGACATATTTCAAATTCACCCCAAAATGTAATTAAAGTCTTTAATACTCTAGGGTAATAATAATCTGTTTCTGGAGCAGTTAATGGTAATGCTTGTCCCCATGATTTAGCTATACCTCCAGGTGAGTGTAATCCAGCATAATTTTTTGCATCTGCTGCATCATGTTCTCTAGGTAATTGTGACCAATACCAGTTTCCAGCTAATGCATGTATTGGATCCTCTGGAGGATCACATATTGATCTTTTTTCTTTCTTAGTTACAGTTCCTGTTAATGATGCTTGTCCTCCTGGAATATCAAATTCATCTCCTACTTTATCTGAGATATATCCAGTTCTTCTAAATGAATATGGACCAATATAAATATCACCTACAATTCCTTCAATTGTTGGTGAATAATTACATGTAGAGTTTAAAAGAAAAGAATATGTTAAACCAGTTAAATCTCCATATTGGTTTGGTAAATCTCTGTATAAAGTAACATAATGTGCTGCAGCCTTTGTTATTGGAACAGTGTGATCCCAAACATCACCTATAAAAGAATCATCACTATCTGCAGTTTTACCTTGAGTTAATGATGGTAATAATCCTCCAATCCATACAGAAGATTCTCTGTATCTATTCATTAATGGTTTTGTTCCACCTCTTGGTGGTGCTGTAACACTATGTGCTCTAGCATAAATCTTATATAAAGGAGTTTCTAAGTTCTCTGTAAGAAGAACATAGTTATTTAAATTAATTGCTTCTCTTGCTCCAGCTTGATCAATTTTTGTTCCATAGTATTGATTATCTGGTTTCTTACCTTCAGCATATAAACCATGTCTAGCACCTGAACCATGTAATTCCATTTCAGGTTTAAACCTATTAAAATTTAATGCAAACTTTTTAACATTTGTATCTAGAGAATGAAAATTAAATGATTCTCCATCTGCAGGATTTTGTACCATCCTGGATCCATCAACATCTATATTCCTATCTACGGTTTCCCATGAATTCACTGCATGTCTAGGATAAACATATTCTTTACCACCATTAGATGCAATAAAAGTCTTAGTTGCTAAACCTTTAGCTTTTACTTTCTTATTAGATTCTGTTCTCTTTACATATACAATAGTATATGGATTATTTGCACTCAAAGGTTTAGCTAATTCTTCATCAGTTGGTTTTTGTATATTAGCAAAGCTAATTCCTAATAATTTACAATAACCATCTTTATATTCATCAGCATCTGGTGTAAATATAGAAGGTACACCTACTGATTTAGAAACATAATGTGGAATCTTAGAACTATCTGGAAATTTATGATGTCTAACATTTTGTCCTGCTAATGCTCCATATATTTTTTCACCCAAACAATTTGTCATATCTGGATAATAAATATCTTGCTCTGTATCAATAAGAGTTCTACCTAAGTAATTTATTTTAGGATTAGTTCCAGATAAATCTGTACCGCAACAATCATAGAATGTTGATCCAACTGCATTTTCACCTTCTGAAAAATCATATGCAGAATCTGCTCCATCCTCATACTGAGGGGAATCTCCTTTATCTAATTTATTTTCTCTTTTATTTTTCTCAATTCTTTCTCTTTTCTTTACTGCTTCTATAATTTTTCTAGCAGAATCTTTTATAGTTGAAGCTGAAGAGAAATCAATTGTTAAACCTCCATCTAATTCATTAGTATAAGAAGATATTATATCTTCAAAAGAGTTAGCAATATCATCTAACTCCTCTTTATCAGCATTACATTGTTGTTCTCCTTTTGGACAATCTTCACAATCAGCTAAACCAATACATATATCATCAACTTTAGTTTCCCAAGCTGCTAAATCATCTTCTAATATATCATCATACTCATCATGTTGTGGATCAGAAACTGTATCCTTTTTTGGAGTTCTTGTTCTATGATAAGGAGAAGAACTAGCTGCAGCTGCAGTTCCAGTAGATGATGATGTATTATTAGATGTAGCAGATTCAGCATTTCCACCACCCCCTCCTCTAGTAGAAGAAGGTATATGAAAAACAGGAGTATGAGTACCATCACAATAGTTCCAAACTATACCAAAAGCATAAGTCTCACCTCTCATAAATGATTTAAGGTTAAACTTAACTACTTCTTCATAAGAGTACTCATACTCTACAATAGTTGCGGTTACTTGGTTTGCTCTACGTTGATAATCTAAGTTTTTTAATTGTTTAATTGAGTAAAGATATAACCTTCCATCTTTTTGAATTAGATCTCTACCTTGTATATATGTATTTCTTTTTACTATGATTTCACTTATATCAATTGGATTTTTTTCATTACCATAATAAGTATATGAAAAATTTCTTGAATTATAAGATCCTTCTGTTAGTAAATCAGCTGTAATTACTCCTGAAATAGTTTTAATTACTGCTAATTCTAATTTATCATATTTACAATCTAAACAACTTACTGTTAATTCTATTAATCCAGTTCCCCGCTCACCACTTTGATTATGCTCAGTAGGTATGTAAACAGGATCACTAATGTTAAACCAATTAGTGGTATTACCATCTCTATCTTTTAATCTTACTACAAATTGATAAGCCCCTCCAGCTAACTCTCCACCATCTTCATGTGGTATAGGTGTTACTTTTGGAATTGTAGAACATTTAAATATTCTAAAATAATCACAGGTCTTATCAGAACACTGTCTTCTTTCTTGTTTTATCTCTTCTTTTAATGCTGCCTTCCTAACTGGATCCAACATTAAATCAATATTAATTGTATAATAAATACAACCTGAGCTCCAATATACATGTAACTCTGAACAAGGTTCTATTGTTTTAAATTCACCATATACCCATTCACAAGATTTAAATCCCCAATCACATCCAAATTCTGTATCAGATGCAACAAAAGTTTTATCTTTTTTATTATGGTCAAATAACCATAACTCTCCATTTTCTAAAAAGAAGAGTGTTGAATTTCTATCATCTATAAATGAAGCTCCTGATATTGTTGATCCTAAATCTAGTACTTCTTCTGTTGAATGTTCATTAGAGATATAGGATTTATATTCATAGTCTTTAGATACTATGTTAAGTGCATGAGAATATGTTTTGTTATTGCCACCATCTGGGTGAACTTCTGGGTTTAATCCTCCTTCAAATGAATTTACAATGTAATTATTTGGTATAAGGTTTTATATTATATGTTTGATCAGGATATGTAAATGTTTCTGAAGGTGTTCTATACATGTCTTCTTCATGTCCCCAATTAGGATGCGTTCTGTGGATGAACCTCTTTATAAAAGTTTTCCAAACATCTGGAGAAGGAATTTGTATTTGACCTCTAGCTCTTGCTACAAACTTTTCTCTTAATTGAAAAGCATCTTGCCAGGCTCTATATGTTCCCATAGAAAAATCTTCCATGTATTTTCTATATAACATTTTTTCTTGAATATACCATGATATAGCTTCAAAAACTACTGGTTCATCTGGAACAAGAAGATATCCATCTTCATCTGTCCTTCTAGCAAAATATGAAAGTAAAACTTTACCTTCTTTAAAATTAGTTAATAGATTTGGTGGCTGTATTGTATATTGTATTTCAGAATCAAAATCTATATTAACACAATTCTTAATATGAAAAAATGATGATGTAGCTGGTCTCATTAATTGAAATCTATCACTATAAAATGATTTCTTATTTGTACCACCATAATTATAGAAGTGTTGCATATATGCAGCAACATGTTCAGGATGTGCAGATCTCCATAATCTATCTACATCTACATATATCTCAGCAGTATTACAAGCACATTTTACTTTATGACATTTAGGACATTTCAAAGATATATCAACTTGACATCCTAATTGTCTATCTGTAAACTTAGAAACTTCATATGCTAAATCTTCTACACAATCTTCTGTAATAAGATAAGCTGCTTGTATTACATTTACAAAATCATCTGGTAACTCTGTTTTATAATCTATTACTTCAAAAACTTTAATTTTATGAATTAATTGTTCATCTGTTATTATTCTACTTACTGCATCATTGGTCCAAGCCAAGATGTCAGATTTATTAAGTTCTCCTTTATGTCCAGATAACCTGAGATATTCTCTAACTCCAGTTTTTGCAGATACAAAATTCATGCTGTTGTATAATCTTTTAGTGTTGGATCTTCAGAACATCTTTTTATCCAATTTGATAAACCCCTTTTACCTATCATTTTATCTTCTCCCCTTATTGGTTCAAAAACATATATACCACCATTTCTAAATAGGTTTGCCCTACCAGAAGGTTTTTTCCATTTAAATTTGAAATAATAACCATCTGAATGAGTGTTAATAAGTAATCTTTTTTCTCCTGTTGCATTGTAATGCTTATAATCTATTCTAAGATTAGTGGTTTCAGAATTAACCTTTCTTCTTCTTATTTGTATCATACCTAGTCTTGGCATGATGAAAGTATATTTATCTCTTATTATAGCAAAAGATACTTCCCAAAAAAAATCCTTTAAAACTCTAATATATTTTTTCTTTTCTATTTTTCCAATATAAGTTTCATAGGAATCTACCATTGTCCATAATAACTTTTCTTTCATTTAAGTGGCATTTGAGTTGTAGTGATATCATCTATTTTATTGTCTAGAATATCAGTAGCTCTTGGTTGACTTAAAGATTTTATTGCTAACTCATATACAAGTGGTAAGAGGTCTGGATCAAGAATAAACTCAGTATCCAGTGGGGCAAAACAAGGATCAGTTTCCCCTTCACAATTGGGGAAATTATAAATTAATAAAGGATCTTCAAATATAGCTGTAATAGATATGACTTCTTTATGTTCATCATTATACAGATATATATGAGATCCTTCTCCAGTATTTTTAATACTGTAATAAGCTCTTTTCTTTTCAGCTTTAAATCTTGAATTTTTAATATCCTCTAACCTCTCCCATTCAATAAAATCATAAGAAATATTACCCGCAACAGAAGTTATAGATTTTATTAATATGGGAGTAGGTATTGGATATAACGTTTTCTGAACAATACATCCAGAATACGGTAATGAATTCTCTTCAGCAGAATCCAAATTATCAATTTTTACACAGGGTATTGTTTGATAATTATATTGTGATAAAGAATACCCTCTTGCTCTTAATTTTTCAGAAAGTATTCTTGCTCTAAATCTTAATAATATTCTATATAAATGTTCCTGACTCCAAGTGTTCTCTTGTGCTAAAGGCCCTTTTTCTGAAAGTAAATGTATTAAAGTTTGAACACATTGTCTTAATGTTACCATTTATTCAATTCTAAATTCTTCATATCCTAATAGACCTTCATTGTTAAATTTATATCCTTGTGCAGCTTTTTTAGAACTATATCCCATTTTATCATGCCAATCATCAGACGGGCATAAACTTGGTAAAAATTTAATTTGTACAGAATTTATTTCATAACTCTGTTGACTATGTAAGTGTCCAGTTAACATTATCCTAGTAGAAGATTTAGAAAATTCAACTGGTCTTTCTGTTGCCATTAATAATGGATACTGAGCTGGTTTTAATTCTCCATGATCAAATCCTAATAATACTTTTCCAAAATGTAAATATTTTCTTGGAAAATTATCATTCATAACATTAACATTTGGATTATTCATATAATATGCTTCAAGCAAGCATCCTAAATAATACTCAGTAGCTTCTGAATGATTACCTAATATTATAGGAATATCTACTGGAGCAATTAACTCTAATTTATTAATTTCTTCTATTAATAATTTCCAAACTATTGAGAAGGTATCTTTCCAGTAAGAGTAATCAAACATTTTTGTACCCTTAGTTGTAGCTTGTGTAGAACCTTCAGTGTGAAATAAATCATTACCTATTGGTAATATTATTTTTTCAATTCTTTTTACACCTACTCTTGATATTAATTCTTTTATTGCATTTTTAAAATCATCAACAGTTTTGTCAATATGTGTTTTCCCAAAATGCATATCTGCTAAGGATATCAGATAAGTAATTGATTCTTCTTCTTTAATATAAGAAATAGATGGTATATTTTTAGGAGAATACACACTAAATTCTTTTATTAATTCAGATCTGATATCAACTTCTTTCTTAGCATATTCAATAGAATAATTAAGATTTCCTGGTTTTCCCCAAGCTCTAGTTATTCTAGCCCCTTCTGGTAAATCTATTTCATTATTACAAGGTTCTTCTATTGGAATAACACCAGGTTCCCATTCACCCTCTAATGAACCATTTTTAATAAACCAACGATAATAATCATTGGCAGTTTTGGCATCCCTTATATCATACTTAATAGCATAATCTTCCCAGGTGCCTTGTTTTCCATTTTCAAAAATGTCTTTAACTAATAAACTTCTGTTTGTCATGGTAATAAATTTGCAACAAAGTTACAACATGTTTCTGACAATAGCAAATTTAAGTAGATAAATTTTTCACTTTTGAATCTAAATCTACTAAATGTTCTGTTACAGACATTGAATTACCATTAATGTTAACATTTGTTAATGCATTAATAGAAGTTCTTAAAGTAGATAATTCTTTATCAAAGAAAGTGTTAATTTGGGATTGTGTGTTTAGATCAGGTGTACCAACATTTTTAGAATACATATTCAAATCTAAGTTTTGTCCAGAAGGATCAAGGGGAATTTTAGATGTAACTTTCTTCTCACCATCAGCAGTCATTACCCTAACTTCAGCATTTAATGTTGCTGGGAAATTATCAGGTTTTAATTCTAAACCACCAGATAAACCAGTAGTAGAAATCAATTGAGATGGATAAGAATTTTTCATACCTTCAACAGTAATCTTGGAATCAATAACTGTTCCAGATGGTAAAGAAGATATGGAATATGTAAATGGTACAGCAGTTGCTGTAGGGTTTGTTGATACAGAGATTCTTGCAGATGAAGGGGTTTCTGTTACAGAAGAATGAGTAAGATTATCAGAAGATAATATATCATTAGTTGTTCTTGGTACAGTTACCTCTCCATTACAATATGAACATGCATCTACCTTAGATTTCAGAGATACTAAGGCAGATGCAAGTTTATCTAAAGTTTGGCTTATAGAGTCACCTTGTTCTACACCTATTTCAGGATAAGAACCACCAGTATATGAAACACACTGGTCTGAAATTATTTCAAAACATTTTGGACTACAACCTTTCATTAACAGCCTAGTGGTATGTTATTAATAGTAATGTCTATTGTTTCACTTAAATCATTCATACAAGTAAACTTAACATACACATTAGAGAAATCATTACAACCAACATTGAATACTGTAAATCCTCCAGGAGCTAAAACACCTAAGTTGATAGTTGAACCACCATCTATAATTGCTTCTGCTTTTACTGAATTTACATTACCAGTATTTGTTACATTAAGTTTGTAAATATAACCACCTGCACATGCACCAGATACTATTCTTGTTTTACAAACATCTGGTTGTGTTGTTAAAGTACATGTTGGAGCAGTAGAACATGGAGCACAAATGTAAAGTGTACATGGTACTGGATCACCAATGGTTACTTGTTTTGGATAAGTAATTTCTAATCTATGTTGTAAGCCAGGATACTGACAAACAAATGGTAATGTTGCACCTGCACCTAATGCCACCTGATTTGAAGTTCCAATTACAGTTCCTGTTTGACAATCTGCATCATCTATTGCTACAATTCTTGCTTGAACATTAATTAAAGAGTTATTAGTAATGTTTAAGTTACAATCTCCAACTATGTTAAAGTCAGCTGCAGTAAGAGGACAATCTGGTGAACCAGAACCTCCACCTCCACCTGGAGTTGTACAATCAGGAACAGCTACTGCTATACAAGTAGACATACATAATCCACCATCAGTAATTTTTACATAATAGTTTCCGCCAACTGGTTCTGTATCTCCAGAAGCAATAAATCTAGAAAATGGAATACCTTTCAAAGCTGAGAAGGAATCAATTAAGGCAGTTGATTGACAAGTATTTCCACCAGCAAAACTTCCTTTATATATATAACCATCCAATGATGGCGAAGCACCTTCTCCTCCATTAATAGAGTTAAACTTAATTAAATGTCCAGTTCCTGCACCAGGATCATCGCATATAATACCTTCAATATCTGTAATAATTGGATTAGAACAAATACAATTAATAGTTACTATCTCAGTATCTTTACATCCTCTAGAATCTACAACTTCAATGGTATAAGGACCATCTGGTAAACCTTGGAAATAATAAAGATCTCTGAATTGTGGATCCTGTCCTAAAGAAACAATATAGGGTGAAGCAGTTGGACCTGCAACAAGGAATTCTCCTGTTTGTCCATTTACTATAATGCCTCCTCCAGATTTAATATAAATTGTATAAGGAGCAACAGCATTGTTTACCCAGAAATTATATTGTATAGGAGCACAGTTTCCAGAAGTAGTAATTGTTAAATCCACAGCTGGGCTACATTGTGCTTGTTTATTTAATAAATAAGAGATTGATTTTGTACAGGCTGGATTCTGAGAATCTGTAATATCTATAGTGTATGTTGTTCCAGATATCAAAGAAGCAGCATTGAATGATGTATTAGTTGTAACGTTACTGTTAGTAGCTATTACAGTCATACCTTGTTTTAATGTAACAGTATATGGTGATACAGATCCACTAATTCCAGTTATAGATAAAGTTTCTACTACTGGAGGTCCAGGTACATAAGTATAATTAATTACAGCATTAATAGCAGTAGTAGAGCAATTGTTAACACTAAATGTTCCAACTGATATACAACCATTATTATCTGTTGCAGTTACAGAGTAATTACCATTTGTTAAAGTGATAGCATAATTATAGTTAGCACTTTGATTCATTGATAATATCTGAGTAGTAGCATCTGGTTTTGTTAATACATAGTCATATTGTTGTCCAGTTACTGCATTGTTAACTTGCATTGACAATGTTCCTGGTGTATATATTACTGTCATAGTACCTTCTGCTCCATTACAACAATTATAAGTTACAGTTTTAGATGCAGTACATCCTGCACAATTAGTATCAATAATATATGTTCCAGTGATTACTCCTGTAAATGTTGCAACTCCAGTTAAATCTGTTACAGAAACTAATATTGGAATATGTGCTGAGTTATTTAATGTAACATTACAGCCAGGAATTCCAGTATTTACTGTTAACAAATTAGTAGTACAACTATGAGTAATAGATGGATTAAGTGCACTTGAAGTGACTTCTTCATCAATTTTACAAACTGCATCATGGTTGTGTTCAAGAGTTACTCTTGTAATTGCACCAGTAGTAGTATAAGATCTACCAATGATTTCTCCAGGAGCTGAAAAGATTAAATTATCTACAACAGTATTTCCTAAATCATCATATACAGTAAGTTTAAATTCAACTTGATAAGAACCTAAATTACCAAAACATTTAATTCCAGGATCAGTACAAGTTAAAAGACTATTGATATCACAAGGATCAAAAATGTTGGTAACAATTAATGTCTTACCACAATTTAATACTTGATATTCAAATGTCATAGGATCAGGACAGAATACAGCTTTAACTTCATTACTAGAAGTTTTACAACCACAATCTGTTGTTACCTTATACCATCTATTTGAACATAAACCATCAGAACAATCTGTAATTGTATCTTCCCAGGTATTATCTCCTGTTTTAGTAGCATAGATATATCTGAATTCAGTATCTGCTCCAACAAAATTGGAACCAGAAGCTCTATACCATCTGAAAACTGGATTTCTACATCCACCAGTTTCCATAACAAAACTGTTTGTATCATTTACTGAAGGGGTAGTTGTGTAACTTCTTACAGTTGCAGGATCTCCTTCTAATGTATAAATACAACCATTGTTATGTCCTAAGTTTGAAAGTTGATCCAAAGTAATTTTAATACTTTGAATTTTCATTTTAGGATAAGTCTTAATATTAGGAATGTTAATATAGTTATATAGATTAGAGGATTGATTTACAAAACTGTAATCTACAAACTGAGTATCAGTTCCTTGAGTAATAGTATTATCAGAATTAGTTTTAGTATAAGCTACTTCACTCTTTAATCTGATAGAACCTCCTTGGAAAAAATCATTAATGATAGTATTTCCAAGTTCAGCACCATCTCTGAACATTCTAATCTGATATCTATATCTATTTGCGTCTACTGAAACACCATTAATAGTCATTGCTACTGGTGTTTTTTCAACTATAGTTAGTTTTAATTCTAATTCTTCACAAGTACAACATCTATCTTGAATAAGAGTTGCTTTTAAATCACAAGCTGCATCAAGTTTAGTTAATGTGAAAATATCATTACATTCTTTATCAGTTCCCTGACAAGTTCCTGATTTACACTCACAATCATCCAATGTACAATCTTCACAAGAGAAGTTAGAGCAATTTACACATTTTCCATTATAACAAGTACAACCTGGACCGCAATCATAAGATGATACACAATCACCAGAACATGGAGAATCTTTTAAACAAACATTGTTATTACAAAGACATCCTAATGCTCCAGGACATTCATCACAAGTAAGAATATCACAAGATACACAATTACCATTTAAGCAACCACAACCAGGACCACAATCAGCACCATTTTCACATGGACCTTTACATGGATCTGATTTACATTGTGAACCATAACATCTACATCCATCTGCTAAAAAACAATTATTTTCAGAACAGGATAAATGTTCACAAGGTACACACTGGTTATTTAAACAACCACAACCTGGTCCACAATCTGCTCCTGTTGCACAAGGTGCATTACAAACATTTGGTACACAATTATTATTTACGCAGATACAACCATCTTTACATGGAATATCATCTGCACATGATCCTGAACAATCTTGACAAATACAAGTTGTTGAATTATATCTTATACAAGCTGCAGATCTTGAACATGTTGGTTCATTACAATCACAAGTAGGAACACAATCATCATTTACACAGATGAAACCATCTGGACAAATTCTTGGTTGACATTCTCCACCAGCACATACTTCACATATTGGACAATCTGTATCTCTTACACATTTTGGTTCTGGTTCACAGTTTTGTATTTGTGGATTCCATCTAAAACCTGGACAACAATCACAAGCTACACCATTGCAACAATTTTTACCATCTGTTCTACCATAACAATCACCTGATCCTTGACACTCTACACAAAATCCTGTAACTGGATCACATACTCCTGATGGGCATACTTTTGGTACACATGCACCTCCAATACAAACTTCACATGCAGAACAATTATTATCTGTTAAACAGTTTACACAATCACCATGACTATTTACATATGGTAAACCAACAGGACATTGACATTTACCATTAATACAAATTTTATTTGCAGCACAATCATCTGATGTTACACAGTCAATACATTGACCATTGATACAATTACCATCACATAAATCTGTACAAATACCATTTACACAAGTCTGACATGAATCACAATCTTGTGAAGTAGAACATGGACATATCTCAAATGGTTTTGATGGACATGACCCACAATCTTCACAAATAATTTCACCTTTTACACAAGCTGAAATATCATCTGGAACTTTAATAGTTATACAACCAGTACCTCTATCTGGACAAGGAATTGCCTGACCAGAGCCAGTTATCCAAACTACTTTTGGATTAGAACAAGGAAGATCCCCGTTCTTTATATTTTTTATACAGTAGGTGTACTGCTTCATAAGTTATAGGAATTTAAATATTCTTTTACTTCAGGTTTAAAATTCAAAAGTTCACAAGCATTAGATGAGACTTCTGTAAACTTCAAATCACAAAGATTATAAGATCTTTGTGATGTTATTAAATGTGGTTTATCATCAATGATATCTAACCTCAATTTGTTTCCATATACATCTGCAATTATTGAGTGGTTCAATTTACAGTCTAATAATGATAAATATTTTTTATAAGAAAGATCACAAGAAGTATCAGTTACTAATTTTTTATAATTAATCTTACAAACTTCTTCTGTTTTTTGAAAATCAAAAGTTAAATTACAGCTATCTGTTTTTATATCTACGTTTGCAGTTAAATCACAAACTTTAGCATAAACAGAAATTGCTGATATTATATTACAAGAAATGTTATTTGAAATTAACTCAAAAGTTATATCACATATATCTTCTTGTCTTGTTATTTCTACATCCATGTGTAGTTCTCCACAAACTTGATATGCTGCTTTTTCCCATTTTCCTCTTGCTACACAATAAGGATTGTAGAGAATCCATCCAAGATTTTCTTCAACGGTAACATCTTTTCTGCACTCGGTGGAGCAGTCCTTACCTATTAATTTAGAAATCTTAGAAACTAGTTTATCTATTTTACAAGAACACAAACAAGGTATTTGATCATGGAGTAGCGAAATCCTAAAAGACTCTAATACCTTTTTATAAGAAGTTAATCTTACAATGAATTCTTCTACGTTATCCTTACTTTTATATCCATAGAGAAAATTTGCAATTCTACTTTTAGAATATAAATTAATCTCTTTATCTATATTATTTATTATTGATACTATACTAGCATTTGTAAAGACTTTACAGCAAGTATTATCAGAAGAACAATTCCCCAAATTGCAACAACTTTTGTGTTTTTGCATTTGCACATTAATAAATTGTTATCGTACAACTAGCTCCAAAGCTTACACCAGCAAAAGTATCATAACAAAAAGCCATATATTGATCTCCTGTTACTAATGGTATAGAAAGACCAACAGTTACTATAGGAGCAACAGCAGGTCCCAGTACAATAACTGGCACAGCCACCCCATTTTTATAAATATGATAATTAGTCCCAAGAACATTGAAAACTCTTTGGTCCATTCTAACTTCTCGGATAAATTTACCGTTATGACTTTTTGGTACGATATAACTATCTCCCTGTGGAGTACCAATAGGAGTAGCTGGAGGCGAAAACTCCATTCCAATAGTAGTTAAATGCACTTCAATTTCTTTTGAATGAATTTGAGCAATTACCCAAGTCAATCCAGTAAATCTCCACCAGACAAATACATTTGCATACTCTTCCTGAATTACAGAATTAGTAGCTTTTGCCCCTGGAAACGGATCTGAAGATGGTGCAACTGGAGGTAATGTGTAAGAATATATTGCAGCAGTGTTAGAAACAAATCTTGTATGAGCATCTTTGATATCAAAAGCATGTGCCCAAGTACCAGCAGTTCTATACCAAACCCTAACTAAATCATCATATGATCTAATTAAAGTTGCATCATCACTAGCAGTTGGAGCAGCTGGAGGAGTTGCAGTAATAGCTGGAGCATTACCAGCTACTACATCTGCAAAACTCATTCCATATACTTTTATATCACCTCCAATGTCAAAATAACCTGTGTTTAAAACTTTATAAGTAGCTTCATTGCTAACATCAGTTATAATAACACTATTATTGGCTGTAGATAATTCTAATTGTTTACTTATTCGTGTACGTGGCATAATTAAATTTTATAAAAAAATAAATTCTTATAATATTATCTAAAAGAGTCAACAGCTACTGAACCAAAGTATTGAGCTCCAGGAGAAGGTCCAAAGGCAGTAACAAAAGTTATAACTGCTCCTGCAATTGACCATTCAGTTGTAATTGGTGCTCTTTCTCCATTAATATAAACATGAACAGGAGTTCCAGCTAAAGGTACTCCTGATAAAGTAACAGTTGTATCACCATTTCCTGGGGTAAAATATTCAGTTACTGGTAATACTGCAACACCAGTATCATTATGAGCAACGTTTCCAGCTGTCGCAGAAAACAAGACATCTGCAGAAAGAGTACTTCCTGTAATTGTTAAATCAACTGTATCTGTATCTGAAACTGCAGTAATAAAAGGAGTAGTGTTTACCCAGTTTGTACCATTGTAGGTTAAAGCTTGACCAGCAGCTGGTGCAGTTAAAACTACATCAGATAAACAATCAATTGAAAAATTACCTAACCAAGTACAACCAGAAACATCTTCCCAGTTACCTGCATTAAATTGTAATATATTTGTATTTGCAACACCAGTTGTATCAACATCAGTAAGATCATTTAATACAGCTGACCATGCAATTGTAATAGTATCAGTTGCTAAAGTACCAGTAGTAGTAATATTTCCAGTACCAACAATATTTAAAGTATCAGTACCTATTACTACGTTTGGATTTGTACCAGCATTACCTGCAACAGTAAATGCTGAAACAGCAGTAGTTGACCAAGTTGGTATACCACCAGCTACTGTCAATACTTGTCCTGCAGAACCTATGCCTAAGTTGATCCATGATCCACCACTAAGATAAAGCATAGAACCAAGTGCAGAACCTGCTGTGTTAACATCTCCAAGACAATCAATAGAGAAGTTTCCAAGCCAAGTACAACCATTTGTGTCTACCCAATCAGTACCATCAAATGCTAAGATTTCATTTAAAGCAGCTGCTGTAATATTTACATCAGAGTTATTGTTTAATGAACCATCATAGTTGATAGTTAAATTATCAGTTGCAGATGTTACAGTTGCAATACCATTACCACCAATAAAAGTAACAATGTTACCATCACCAATAGTTTGGTTTGCACCAGCATCTCCTGCTAAAGTCCAGGAAGTAAATCCACCACCTGGAGTTGTAGCAACAAAGTTAGTACCATCCCAAGCTAGATAATCTCCAACACCAACACCAGTAGTGTCAACATCAGATAAACAATCTACACTAAAATTTCCTAACCATGTACAACCATTGGTATCAACCCAGTTTGCACCATTATATACTAAGATTTCATTAGCAGCTGCAGCTGTAATAACTACATCAGTTAAGTCATTTATTGCTGCATTTAAAGCAACAGTTACACTATCTGCACCAGCATTGCCTGTAGTTGTTATACCTACACCAGCTAATATAGAAAGAGTATCTGTACCTATAAGAATTGATGGATTTGTACCTGCAGAAGCTGCTACAGTAAAAGAAGTTGCAGCTGCATTTTGCCAAGTAGGAATACCACCTGAAACAGTTAATATTTGATTAGCTGCTCCAATTGCAAAATCTACCCAGTTGGTACCATCAAAATATAACATTGCACCATTTGCTGCACCAGCTGTATCTACATCTGATAAATCAGAAATAGCACCTGTCCAATCAATTGTTACAATATCAGAAGCAGACATTGTGGTAGTAATATTAGTACCGCCTGCAATATTGAGAGTGTCTAAGTTTAAAATTGTTTGTGCTGGACCACCATCTGCAGAAACTGTAAATTGAGAAAAGGATCCTATTGGGGATACTCTAACCCAGTTTGCAGCATAAGTACCATTTGATGGAGAGTTAACTATAGCAATCAAAAGATCACCAATAGAAAAAGACTGCCCATCTACAACACCAGCAGTAGTTGTATTAAACCAGTCAGCAGCTATAATACCACCACCGCCTGGGAATACACCTAATGAAGCATCAAAAGTTGTTTGGTATTCACCAAACTGTAATGGATCTGCGTTAATCCAGTTTGTACCATCAAATTGTAAGTTTTGACCAACTGTTGGAGCAGGAGCAACGACATTAGATAAATCATCTAATACTGCATTTAAAGATACTGTAATAGTATCTGCACCAGAGTTTCCAAGAGTATCAATACCTAAACCTCCCAAAATAGAGAGAGTATCAGTACCAATTAAAATTGATGGGTTAGTTCCTGCATCACCTGCTACAGTGAAGGAACTAGGAACAGTTGTCCAAGCTGGAGAACCAGCGACTACTGTTAAAAGATCACCATTTGCACCTGGACCAAGATAACGTTGTCTATTTAAGGCATCTGTTATTACAATTGAACCTGGAACTAATGAGAGTTCTGTCTGTTGTGAAATATTTATACGTGGCATTTATGTGGGTTTTTTATGGTATCCAATAATGAGCTGTTACACCTTCTAGTCCTAGACCTCCCATTGTAGTTGAAAATGGAGTTACAAATGTGATTAAAGAACCAGCAATTATCCATTCAATTTGTGGAAGTTCTAGACCATTTCTATAAACAAATACCTGAGTACCTGGAATAGGAATAGATGAAAGATTAACAGAAGTGTTTCCTACTATTAAGTTTAAGAAATCCTCTTTTATTAACTGATTAGTAGGGAAAGTAGTAAAAAGAGGGTTAATGGTAACAGTTGCAGGACCAGAAGCTTGATAAGAACCTCCTCCTGGACAATTTGTACACCATATATTATATTGAAAAGATCCAACTAAAGTAGGATCAATCAATGAAGCTGAATATTCTCCTGTAAGTTGAGAATATGTATTAATTACAACATTAGTTTCTGATCCAGCTATAATTATCCACTCTGTTGTACAATGTGTACAAGGAGTATCATTTGTAGCCATATTCCCACAAAGACAGGAATTTGGATCATCTACAGCACCTGCTGCAGGAGGACAAGTAGTAGTGTTAACTACTTCTTGAATTAAGTTATCTGAGTTATCTGGATCAATTGTTGAACCAAATACTTGTGCAGTATTTGTAAAAGGAGCAAGGTTAATATCTGTAACAACTGTAGTTAAATACATTGTTACAGTTTCATTAACTGCAAGATTACCTATTGTCCAAACTTGAGTTCCAGAATTATAAGACCCTTTGGATACTATTGCAGATACATAAGACATTCCAGCTGGAAGTGTCTCCTGCACAAATACTCCATTATTAGGATTGGGTCCTTGATTAGTAACCTTAATAGTCCAGGTTACTTGATTTCCATTTGATGTTACGAAAGCTGGTGAGGGCATATTATTTAATTAGAGATTACTAATCCACCACTTGAATTATATGATGTTGCAGATTTGGTAACATTTAGATCAGAAGATCCTGGAGCACAAAGTCCTGTACAAGGTTGACATACTTGACCAGCAGGACAAGTTATACCTTTACACATATTTTGAATATAAATTACAACAGAACCATAATCTGATTTACCAGTACAACCATCACAAGATGCATGGAAAACTATTTCAACTCTTTCTCCACCAATAGCAGAGTTAGATGTTTGAAATACTAAACCACCAGCATCAATAGATACTACTGAAATTAAACTTGGATCTGATATAGAATATACTGAAAATGTAGGAATATTTGTGCAGTTATATTGGAAGCAAGTAAATGAAACACTTCCAACTTGTCCACAAGGACCAACTGAATTACATTCTTCTACTACAATGTTACCTAGTCTCATGCAGGTAGAAGTGGTACATGTTGTACAAGGAGTACAACTATATATACAGGAACATGGATTATTTTGCTGGTAGCAGGGCATTAGCAGTCACAATTTAGGTTATCTAATAACTTTTTTGCAAACTTATATTCTTTGTTTGCCTCTGTAAAATTTCCAATATTTGCTTGAGAATGTATTGCAGAAATATGTGATTCTATTTCTTTTATGTTTTCCCAATCTTCATCTGAAGAAGCTTTTATTACAAGACTATCTTTTCTACATTCTAATTTACAAGTAATTGCTTTTGATTTTGTAATTATATCCTGACAATTATCTATTTTAAAACAATAGACTCCATCAGTTATACACAAACCAGGAATAGAATATAAATGCTCACTAGTTATCTTATTTGCTTGATCAGTTTTAATAGTTAATATTGCTTTTTGACCATCTGGAGATGTTACTTCAACATTATAACTTTCTGGTATCACATACTGCTCCTCTGTCATCCACTCTGATAAATCTGTATAGATTAGTGAATAACAAGAGTAAACATTTAGATTGAAATCATAGTTGTTGTTTCTTATACAAGAACACTTAGGCATATAAAGCTCTTGCAGCATCAAATTGAGCAACTGTACCAGTTGTCCAGACACCATTTTCAAACCAACCAACCATTACAGTGCCTGTAGCAATGTCTTCAATATATAAACCCTTGGTGCAACAATCTAATTTGCAACAAGAGTTTACAGGAGAAGCTTCAATGGCATCCACAGACTTTCTTTCTCCATTTTCAATAGAGTAAGCGTAGCCTTTTGCAAAATGTACTTTCATTGATTATATATTTAGAAGAAAAAAGGGGAGAACCTCCCCTTCTCCCCATTTTTATTAAAGAATGTATCCGTTAGAATCTGGATAACGTACTGGAGCTTCAATTTGATCTTGATCTGAAGCACAAGTAACAGTTGCCTTTACAATTGGATTATTTGCAGTTATGTATGCATTAATTAATGCTTCAAAATCTGCCCTAGTCACAGCATCCTGTGTAGGAATTAATACAATAGTAGTTCCTCTTGTTGCATGTGGTACCCCTCTTACTCCAGGATCAGTGTGTGGTAATGTATGAGCAATAGCATAAGAACAGACAGTATCTGAACATCTGATATTACCAATTCCACCACTTCTTCCTCTTTCTAAAGGATATCCAGCTGCACCATATCCACGATGCTCATATGCATCATGATCTCTTCCACTACCTCCATTTTCACTCATGTAATCTTTTACAATCCAATCATAACCTAAATTTTCAGGAAGGATTGAAGGTTGTACTTGACGTACATATGTAGATCCACAAGAAAAACCTTTGGATGGGAATACTGCAATTTCACGATTTTTCATCCATACTGGATTTAAATCTGGTCTACAGTTATCACATGGCAATTCAATTGCATCTGCTATAATTCTAATACCACAAGAGAATGTTGCAGTTGGTGCTACATCACAATTTTTACAATTGTGCTCTAAAGTAATAGGATTAGTTGCAGGATCAAAAGGATTATAGTTTTCACAAGGTACTAGACCTGTAATTGCAAAATCATTAAAGCAAGTATTAACTTCTAAACGGTAAGGACAACAAGATCCAGTACCATGAGTAATAGTTGCACTACCATTACCATTTAATGCAGTATTGATTTGTCTAACAACTGATTGCAATTGATATACTAATGTTTCTGCAGGATTAAGTGGATTAGTAGTAAAAGTTAAAGGTACAACTTGTGCACCAGCTACTGCATCAGTCCAGGTAATTTGATTAATCAATGTACCTGTAGAAATACAACTTCCAGTACAAGCATCAGCCAATGGGTTAATACAATATACTTTAGTTGTAGGATTCAAAGCAGTTGAAGGATTTGCTCCACCATATAATACATGGGCAGTAAAACCTTTACTTTCTTGACGTTTACGTGATGGTAAAAAAGTAGAACCTTTTAAGAAATTACTTCTTTCTTCATTAATTGACTTAACCAATGCACAAGATAATTGATGACAATCAATACCATTTGTGCAAGTAGAACAAGCACAACAATCAGTACCTACAGTGTAGGTATAAGTTGCTGGTTTATTATATGGATAAGTATTTTGTGTAGTATCATCAGATACTGTAATAGAAATTGTGAATTCATCATTACATGAAACACAATTATAAAGTAAATCCCAAACTGGGGTTACTCCACAACGTGATCCTTCAGATGTAACTGCTTGAATATAATTTCCGTAGATCTCATCTCCAAAACAAGATCTAATATTTTTTTCATCTACGCCTACTGAGATTACAATTCTATCATTGGTTGCAGGAGTTGCACCTACACCGAGAGAAAGTAATGTCACTGGATTCCAGACTGCTAATTGGCCAGGTGCCAAATTGGAATATCCATCAGTAGAAAATACTGGTAGCCCAGCAGGATAAACTGGTAGATTTCCGCTAGAGGCTAAGATGTTTTCTCTAGAAATTCTTGACATAATTTAAATTTATAATTAATTAATACTTAGGTTAAAAATATTTTATCAACAGCTAAAAGCTCTTGCATTTGTGATTGAAATTCTTGAATATCTCCCATATCATTTAGGGTCATAACTGCAGCTAGTTTAGCTACTCTCAACCATAAAGAAGTAGAATCTATTTCAAAATTCTGATCTTTATTAATCATTACTCCTTCTGAATTTACATAACTCCCATTTGGAGTTAAAGAAGGCGTAGCAATATGTTCTATTTTTCTCAAATATTCAATCTCTAATTCTTTTGGATTAAAATCACAATTATGATAAAGAATAAGATAATCTCCCATTTCTTTTCCAAAAAGTCTTTCCCATTCAAAGGATGGTTTCCAAAAAGGATCTTTTAAAGCTTTGTTGATATCAGAAGTTTGTAATATCTGTAAGTCTATGAATTTCTCACAAGTTCCTTTACATACATGACCTCTAGCTCTTAATAACTTATAATATTCTTCTGGTAATGCAACTCTTGATTTATTTTCATCAATTTTTTCAACTTCTAAAGTTTCAGATTCTTGAAGTTTTCTTAAATGATTTCTTATTAAATCAGTAGTTTCAAATTTTATTACTAAGTTCTCATATATTAAATCAATTGCAGCATTTAGATAAGCATCTCCATCAACAATTGATATGGCTTTAGCATAAGAAGAATTTCTTCTATTAAGATGTCTCCTGTACTCCTCCTGGAGCTTTACTGCTTTTACCATTTAATACATCATCTAATCTTAGTAATAGTTTTGAATTATCTGGATTAGATAAGTAATCTTCAAGTTGAGCATTAGTTTTACCCACTGGAGACCCAAATAAAATCCAACCATCTGCTTGTTTTTTTAGAACACCTGTAGATTTTGCTTTTGCTATCCTATGTTTAAGATTTAAATCTTCAGTTTTTAACTCACAGAATGTAATGAACAAATCTTGTCTTGACATATTTATATCAGGGAGTTTTGTTAAATCTTCAGAAGCTTTAAACAAAACATCTTCTACAACATCAATATCTACATTTTCATTTGGGATTAAATTCATTGCCATTGCAATCTTAATCTTCTTTTCACCAGTTAGACTTTCATAAAGTTTCATAACTTTAAGTTTGTTATCTCTAACTTGACGTTTAATCTTGACATCTATTGCTCTATCAACAATAACATATCTTGATCCAGCATTCATCAAAGGGTTATCTTCACCAGCAACTTGAAATAGTGGATGGAGTTTCAAACCTCTAAGAACTAAATCTTGTAAAGGAAATGATTTATCAATTAAAACTTCTCCTTCACTTGCTGTAATCTTGAATAACCTATGATTGAAAAATTTATCATTGTAATCATAGATATCTGCTTTTACAATATAGTCTCCAGCATTTTTATGTGGTTTTTCATATTGTAATTTACATTTTTCAACAAGATCATTTAAATCTTGACAATTTTCAGGAAATCCATCTAGTAACCATTTACGTTTTAAATGACTCCAAGGTACTCTGAACATTTGTTTAGACTTAGGGAATCTCTCAGAAATGAATTCAGTTTTCTTTTCTGATATCTGATTCCCATCTTTATCATTCTCAGTATACACTGTTTGCATTGAACCAGTTGAAGCAAATTTTCTACTTCCTGGTTTTGCTTTAATAGTAACAAGTTCTCCCATTTTTTATTTTATTTTTAATTTAAATACAAGTGGGGACTTAATTTAAATTAAACAATATTCATCGAGAATATACAAGTAAGACTGACATCCTTGATCCTCAAACCATAACTATCAGTATGATATAGATTATAAGATCTTGCAGGGTGAGTTGCAGTGAAACCTGACATTCCTGTTCTTCCATTAATTGGACCAGCAGGTGACCAAGTACCACAGATGTAAGTAAATACTTCGTGATTTTTACGTTTTATTAATTCAATGTTTGCACCATCTCCTGATCCCATACCATAATCTAATATGATAAAGTCATAAGAAGATACTGGTAAACCTGTTTCTGGATGTAATACTCCACCATTTAAGTAAGTAGAATCCAAAATAGGCCAGTGTTCAACTCTAATATTACCCCAAGGGAATATTTGATAATCATTGAAATATGGATTTTTCATTGATAATGAAGGTCCAGAATTAGCACCATGAGATGCACCTTTACCTACATAATCTTCATATTTTGGAACAATTGCAGATTCAGAGAATTCTTCTCTTACCCATTTATTCCAAAGAGTAAGTCCACCTTGACCAGTGTAAACAACAATTTGTCTATCACCTGGGGAAACTCTATCAAACCATACTGATTGAAGATATTCAACAAACATAGAAATAGAACCTCCATTCATTGGATAAGGTATAATATTTCCATCTTGTAAGAACTCCATCAATCCAGGACCAACTCTACGGTGTTTACCTGAAGTTGGATCTATGATATTTTTACCAGCAGATCTTCCGTAGAACAATCCAAGTTCTTTTTCCCACTTAGCTTGTGCTAAGAATTCTGCTTCAATATAAGAAATGATCTGAGAAGGATAATCTTTAATTTCTTTACCCTTATCATCACAGAAAGTCATTTTAAGATTTAACTCATGTGCTTTATTAGTTACTTCTACAGTTTTACCATAGTCAGTAATTGAAGCCATGAATTCAATCCATGATCCACCATAAAACTGAGTGGAACCATATCCAGATGATGCTTCACCATATACAGCATCTAATTTAATCCAGTTAATTCTAGGTTCTAAAAGATCTGGTGGGAAATAAGATGTTTTATCTTTATCTACAAGTTGTACATTATATATATAACCAGTACCATCAGATACAGGTAAACCTTTTATAACAACTTGAACATCTTTACGAATATCTGGAGCTAACCTATCACCTTCTACAAACCAATCTGTATTAAGTTTAATAGGAAATTCTGTAGTTTGGATACCAGGAGTAGCAACTCCAGGCATTAAATTTTCAAGAGCTTGAGCTTTGATTTCTCCTGTACCTTTTAGTCTCCATTTAAACTCATCTGTATCAATCATTCTGACACGTCCATTTCCTTGAAGCCAATCTTGGAGAGGAGTTCTTTTTTCAACTAAAGAAGGTGAACTTTCTGCAAGATAACGCAGAACAGGTTCTGTTAGATCAGTCCAGGGTTGGACTTTATTATACGTTCTTAATAGAACGTTTTCTGAAGCATAATTTGCCCAGTTTAAATGTTTTGTTGATTCTTCGTGAATCTTAAATTGTGAAACTAATGGTCTCATAGTTAATTAATTAGCGTTTTAGGCTATTTACTAAATTATCAAAATTTGATTTCCGTTCTTCTTTTTTAACAGGTTTGGATCTATTTAATACTGACATTAAGTTTTCAGACTCTTCTTCTCTACCTTCTTCTTTAGCAAAGTCAAAACTTGAGCCCTTTAACATCCATAAAGCCATACCTAAAATCTTTTCTCTGTTTGAATTCAATTCATTTTGTAAAACTTGAAACTTAGTAGCTCTAACTCTTACATCTTTTCCTGATTGATCTTTAACAGATACTATTTCTGTAGGCGTGAATAGCATGTCATACAAATCTCTTTGATCCTTTTTAGAAACTTTTACTCCAGAGATTTCTCCTTTAGAGATAATCTTTTTAACATCAGTTACATATTCATCATACTGTTGTTGCTCATACTGTTTTTGTTCAAGTTGAGCTCTTTTGTAGTTTTCTAAATAATCATTTTCAGCTTTCTGAAATGATTTTAAAGCAGTTTCTGCTCTTTTTCTCCCATTACCTTTATCTAATATATTAGATACAAGGTCTTCAATTTCTTCTTCTGGCAATCCTTTTTGTCTATATTCCTGGGTAATTAAGATCTTCTGATCTTCTTCCTCATCAGGATTTAATACTAAAAGATCCTTATACTGCATTGCACTTTTCACAGCTTGAGGATCACCGCCTTCTAATAGAAATTTGACATATTTTTCAGCTTCACCAGCAGTGGCTGAGAGTTTGTCAATCTCATCTTGAATTCTTAATTCTGAATTCTTATTATATAGTTTCCGCAAAGTAGCGGTATCTAAGTCTTTTGGAATAGCTTTTTCATCAAGTTCAAAGAGTCCTTCTTTAATTTCAAAGAGGGCAATTCTAGCAGCTTCTGAATAATCCTTATACGGATCATCATCTTCTACTACTTCTTCTTCAACTTCTTCTTCTTGATTTTCTACTACTGGAGCATCTTCTTTGATTAATTTATCATCAATGACCTCATCTTGGGTAGTATCCTCATCTTCTTGAATTTCTCCCAGGTTTACACTAAACGCAGGAGGAACTGAATAAAACTTTTCTTCTGGCATACAAAAATACGTTTATAAATTTTTACTAAAAAATAATTAATGGTTTTAATAGAAAAAAAAATCGCAGAACTATAGCTATTTATTATTGGAAGTTTTCTGAATTCTCTTAATTTGTAGCTCTTTTTCCTTAATTTCCATTTCTTTCTGTAGTTTTTTCATTTGGAATTCCTTATCAGCTTTAGCTTTTTCTAAGTCAATTTTGACTTTATCATCTAAACCTTTAGCCTTAATTTCCAAATCTATTCTCTTTAATTCTATCTCATTAAGCTTTAACTCATAATCTTTTTCCATTTTATAAGTATCAAACTCAATTCTCATTTGTTCAAGTTCTATCTTATCTGCTATCTCATTTCTATTAATATCTTCTTGTTGAGCAAACCTAGTACTCTCAACTTCTGATTGTTTCTCTCTAGACTGTAACTCATTTGCTTGCTTTAACAACTCAAAGTCTTGTTGCATCTTCTGTAATTGTTGTTGCATCTGAGCTTGTTGCTGCATTTGTTCTTGTTCAGCTTGTTGAGCTTCTTGTCTCATCTTAGCATTTCTCTCTTCTGCATTCTCGGCAATATTCATAATATCTGCTCCAGATTTAGCCCATTGTAATCTAATAAGCTCTGGAAAAGATATTAATCCATTCTGAATCATAGCCTGAGCTTGTTGTTTAACTTGTAAGATGTTTTCAAAGTCTTGAGAAGAGTTTCTTACTTTTACTCCTAAATCTAATCTATTAATCATCTCCCAGTCTAACTCTAATTCTGCAATAGACATATCATCTAGTATATAAGACCTCATTGGTCCATTTTCTTTAAATGCTATTCTTGCACAATTAATTAATGAGTTTAATAAGTTTTCAACAATCTTATTATGCATATTATATATGTCATAAGTCTGATATGATGACTGTACAATGTTCTGTTGATTGTTAGAAACAGATACAGAAGTAGCTTGCATACCCAATCTTGATGGATTATAAGACATAGATAAAGATATCTGATTTCTTATAAACTCTAAGTATTGAAGTTTTCCAGCTAAATCATTTACAGTGGAAAGATCTATACCTTTAAAGATTTGAGCATCTGCAGGAGTAACACCTTCTTGTTGGAGATCAACTGGTATAATCTTTCCATACTTAGCCATTAAAATATATTTCTGCCATGACCAATCCTTTGGTTTAGCATGAAAAGAAGTTAGAAATACTTTACCCATATCTGCAGCTTCCATTTCATGTATCTTAGCCATCTGTAAGTTAAACTTATACTGCCAAGGTTTTGCTAAATCCATTGGTGCTACATTCTCAGTATTATTCATTAACTTAGAATATTGAGCTCCAACATATGGAAGTTTTACATCCCAAGGATTATCTACTGATCTATGTTGATATGGAACTGGACCAATATCTAGATATATATCATCGTCTATTTTAATTGCTTGCCAAACTTCTGGTACCCATGCTTCTTTTTGAGAAACATCTCCTTTTAGAGGATTGAAGGTGTAAGATTCATCTACCCAGAAATGTTTCTTCTCACCTTCTGTAACTCTACAAATCCTCTTTAATCTTCTTAAAGCTTTCCAAGTTACATGGGTATATCTTAAATCTCCACCCTTCTTAGAAACAGAATACTCCTGGAACAAACTCTTTAAACCTTCCTGACCATCTCTAGTCATTATGTTAGGAATATTTTCAAGTCTGGATGGTGATCTATATATTTGATCATCAATTACCTTCTCTCCAAAGTCTCCTGAAGCATATGCATCCAGTTTATCTTTAATTAACTGTTTAGTTCCTATTTCGTCTCCGTGCCAATTATAAACATCAGATAATAAAACATATTGTTCATATTTAGCAGCAATAGAATCTTCTATAAAGAAGGAATTAGGTCTTGATATATTATAGAATCCCATTGGATCAACTAATTCTACAAATGGCATATTATGTCTGATACCAACTCTATATATCTCCTCACCGGTAATTACAGCATGTTTAAATCCTTCATCTGTAGTAAACTTTAAATCTAGATAATCCAAAAGAAAATCTAAAAGTTTTTGTGCCTGGATCTCTTGAGGAGATTTATAATCCTTCCTCATATAATCTTCAATCTCTTTTGGAGTTGAAAACTTTATTCTTTGATCAACTTCTTTAGAAAATTCTTGTTGTTGTTCTGGACTAAGAGAGTAAGGATCTTTAATCCCCATCTCCATCATATACTGTTGTGTAACTTGAGCTTTCATTGGCTCAACTATTGTTTGCTGTATATGATCTTGATATAAAGATAATTTCTTCCTTTTCTTATCATTGAGAGTATATCCAGAAGAATCAAAGGCAATTGCATTAAATGGTCTTAATTGTTGTTCTCCAACTAAAGCCTTTGCAATCTGATCTATAATAGGATGATGCTGAACACCTTCGTATCCAGACATAATACCTTCTTCTGCTAATATTCTTTCATTTTCAGATTTACCATAATCCATCATTGCTTTTTCACCATGACCATTATATAGATCATAATTCATTTGCAATCTTCTTAATCTATTTCTATCTCTATATGGTAAGTATAAACTATCTACATAGTCTACACATTGTTTAGCCCATTCAAAGTCATTTGCTTTCTTTTGCTTCCAACTTATTCTCTTTGAGAGAACATCAGATTCTATCTTTCTCATAAAAACCAGGGATTTTTTTGTGTGGGGGTAATTACTTTTTTGAAGTACTTATTTAGATCATCATATTGTTTATTTTGAATATCTTCTTCTTTAAATGTTACATCTCTTTCTTGAGATAACCATAAAACTAAAAGTTTAAGAGAGGAAACGTGGTCAAAGTTTTTATCTCTTTCATATGTTATCAACTCTCTAATTATCCTTAGAGAATATAGTTTATCTAAATTTAATAGAAGTCTATCATCTTCTTTCTTCCAGGGTTCAAGTAACCACTGTCTTATTAATTGTTCACAATGAGTATTTAATTGTTTTGACATTGTTACTCCATAGTCATATTTTCTAGAAAATGTAACCATTCCTTTTGATATTGCTTCATAAGGAGATATTTGTAACTTATGTACATATCCATTTATCTTACAATAATTTATAAATCCAGGAATGTTATTTTCAACTAGAACTGTTGCATTATAGTAGTGAGCAATCTTTAATACTAAATCATGCATATCATCTACTTTATCATATCTTCCTATATATTCTGCTACTATACCATCTTGAATACCAGCATTCCAATTTTCTGATAAACCTTTATATACAAGTACAGATGCTAATGATGTTCCACCATTATCATCTTTTACAGGGTCATATACAATTTTATAAAGTGACTTTCTATAAGTAGGATTAGGAATTAATGCAGGAGGATGTTCATATATAACTATTGCCCCATTAATATTATGTTTATACTGATCGAGATTCATTGTCTGTATAACTCTGTGAGTTCTAGTAGATGTTAAATCTTCTTTCCACTTAACAGATTTCTTTTCAGTATCTGCCCATTCTAAATCTCCTATAGAAGCATATAAATCAAATAAATTTCTAGTTTCTATTTCAGCTTCTCTTTGTCTCAATTTAGCTGAAGGAAAAAGATTAGCTGTTGCAGATAAAAACATTTCTGAAGGAACTAATGGTCTTGACATCATATAACCATCTAAAGCAGAAGAAGAAGATGCTTGTTCTTTCTTTTTTCTATTTATTAACTCTTGTTGAAATGCTAATTCTAGATTTGTGTTACCATTTTCATCTTTAAAAGATGTATCTGTATAATAAGCTGGAATAAATAATCCTATTGGTTTAGATCTGTGTTCCCATAAATCTTCAAATGGTAAAAAATCATATGCATCAGGATCTTCAAATATTATTTTAGATTCTACTATCTTCTCTACATCTCCACCAGTACCTAAATAAAAATTTATACCAGTTCTATTTTTTCTAATAAGAGCCATCTCATTAGAATTATGAGTTTGAAGTAAGTTATCAAATAAACCTACTTCTTCAAGTATTATTATATTTGGTCTAAATCCAACTCCAGCTTCTGGATTATCACCATAAGCTACATGTAATAATTTTGTACCAGTACCTTTATTAACCCATATTTTTCCCTCTTGTACTTTATATTCATGTCTATAAGGAGAGTCAACATTGTTAGGTGAAGACTTACCCATTGAGTTATTGAAGAAATAACCTGGAATAAAGTCTTTACCTTTTCCCCATGCTCCTGGGGTGGTCTTTAAATATTCTTGTATGTTTAAAAATTTCTTTACTAATTCAGCTGACTTTGCTGATTGAGCTGCACCAACTAATATCTCTGCAGGTGCTGGAGATATTAAATATTTATCATCATAATATTTCTTTCCATAGAAATTATATATGTGTGCCATTAAACCAGCTACGCAATAACTATTATGTGTAACAATATGGTTTCCCGCTATAAATAAATTGTCTTTATTGTTTACTGATATACATACGGAAGGTTTTATAGTAGTAGGGGTTATAGATTTAATACCAATACAACCTCTCACTTTGTGTTTAGATGGATCATAAACATATGAATCTACTTTCCTCTGCAATTTAAATGGACAAAATTCTGGTCTTAAATGTACTCTATATGATCTTTTTCCATATTTTAATTCTTCTTTATATGTAAAAGTAGTAATTCTGTTTTTTATCTTACATGATATGCCTAAACTTCTAACTAATTTTTCAAAGTCATCAATTAATTTTTTATTAGAATTTGAAAATTCACAATTATTAGTACCTCTATTACTACTACCATCACTATCCATTAAACCCTTTAATAATTCTATCCTTTGATCTATAGATGATTTTAAATATATATCTGGTATATGTTTATTATTTAATAAATTTAATTTTTTAAATTCATTAAATAGTTCTCTATTGTGCTTACCAACTCCTTCTGTTATATGATATGTTGGGCACGTTTTGTATTTATTAAAATTTAAAGTTACCTTATGATTATAATGTTTTGCAGTTTCATAAATATAATTTACTATTTCATCATCAGCAGTTGTAATAGAAACTCTATGTTTGGACCCATCTCCTAACCATAATCCTAATAAATATGGATCTATTGGTAATTGTTTTTCATCATATTCTATTGGATCATTATTTGGTATAAACCAATAAGATTCATTTTTATATTTAACTTTATCTGTACGTACTCTTTTATTTATATTATTATATAGAAACTCAGTAGTTAATGTTTTAAATTTATCACTAAGTCTAGGACTTCTTACATTCCATAAATGTCCACCGCCACATTCAATTTCTCTACCATCTTGTAATTCAATTTTATATTGAAGTTGATCATTAAAATTAAATTTATTTGTAATAGTTGTTAATTTACCATCCTTACCATATATTTTATCTCCTATATTAATATCTTTAATTTTACATTCTCCAGTTTCTTTGTATACAATTGTATTTTCTTCTAAGTCTTTGCCACATCCTCTACTGGTTAATAGAAATATAGATTTTAATTCATTATCATATATAGGTTTACCAAGAGGTTTATGGAAAGTCTTTTTTAAATATTCTAATGCATCTATATACTTTTTATATGTACCATCTTGTTTTTTTACTGCAGTTGCATTTTGTAGATTAATATTTTCTTTAGGTGTTAATTCTAAACCTTTTTCTATTTTACTTACTAATCTATTACAAGTGTAAGTTTCATCATCTACAAATCCTGAAAACCCTGACGCAATTAAATAAGCATAATGTATTATCCATTCTATATCTCTCATTTTAGGATGTATAATATCAATACTCTTTCCCTTTTCATCTTCATCTAAGATAATGCAGTAGTTGACATAAAAGTAAAGGGAAGGTGGGCAAAAACGCCACCCTCCCTTATTGTCTAAATAGTCATGTCCCCACTTGCCCTCTA